CTGCTTAATTTTTGAAAAAATATCAGAATCAAGGCCCTCGTCTAGAATCTCCTGATCGCCATCTTGTGGCAAAACAGAAGAATAAGACTCATAGAATGATATAGGCATCCATGTAATTTTGCCAGTTTCAGCAACCTTGTCTAAAATCTTTATAATTTTTTGAGACTCTTCTGGGGTTAGAAAATTCTCATAAAGGACTATATCATTAGTAATCCTATTTTTATTGGCCAAGTTCATGTTTAAGCACTCCTTTTAAATATATTATAGCAGATGGTGGAAAAGCCTAATTAATCAATGAAATTTAAGAGAGCCCATCTAGACTTCCATTCTTTTTCCCACTCTACCTGCCAAGAATCAGACCATTTTTTCATGCTATCTGCTCTCCACAACTCTCGTTCTTCTGAGTATTTTGACTCAGCAAAATCCCAAAAAGATATGATTGTGTGCCGATATCCAGAAACAATTTCATTTACGCCGTGGAGATTTTCCTTTCCTCCTGGAAAAAGAAGCATGGATCCAGCCCTTGGCTTAATGCTCAGGTCATGTTCTGGAAAATATATCTCTCCACCAGAATATTGGTCATTTAGATAGATAATTGCTGCATACTTATTAATTTCATAATGACTATCCGACCCATCCTCATTGGTGTTATCAGAATGTACCGAGCCAGATCCGCCTTTGCCAAATCTTTGTGCATGGATTGTGTTTAAAGAGATTTCCTTTAGAAAAACAGAAGATGTCATCTGCTTGATATCTTTGACTAGCCTACCTATAAAATCTGATGGTAGGCCAAATAGTTCAAAACTTAAATCTGGCTTTGGAGACTTGCCAAGTCGATACTCATATGAGGCAAAATGATTCCATCTTTCCGAGTTAGCATCTATATAATTAATTAAGCTGTTGCAAGTATCTTTATCTAAAAAGTCTAAGACTTCTATAACCTTGTTTTGGTCAACTCCAGCAGTCCCATTTATGTTTGGAACATCTATATAGGTAATATAGCTTGTTCCATGCATTTTACTCAGATTCTTTTTCTTTATGAGAAAGAATGGTCCAAAAGAACGGTACAGTATATCTAATTCCAGAGATAATCTCTGATACTCCATGAATATAATTCATATCTCCAGGGAAAAAGTATGCGGCACCCCTCTTAGGCTTGAACCTAATATCTTGGTTTGGAAAATACAGCTCTCCGCCCTCGTAATCATCGTTAATGTAGAAAAGACCTGCAATGTCGTAATACGGGAAGTCATTTGGCTTACCTGCGTCTGGTCCCGTGTGAAGCTCTTTATCTGCGTGTGGCATCTGTAGTTGGCCTGGAAGCCATCTGACCATTGCTGGGCTAGTAGGAAGAGCGTCTACGCCAAAGAACTTATCTACCTCTATTTTTAATCTTGCGACCATTCCTTCAATAATCACAGGAATTTCTGGATTTGTTTTTTGAATAGTCGGATAGGTTGCTACACGATTGTCCCAATATCCAGCATCATAAATGACAGTTCCGTTTTCGTTATAATGGGTTTCTGTCTGATCCCAGTTTTCGTTGCTTCTGATGAAGTCATTTAGAGCTGTCAGCTCCTCATCAGTCATAAAGTCTTCCAGGGTAACAATGTTTTCTGGGGATGACCCAAAAAATCCTGATGGGGTAATTGAAACCCGATCAACAATATGATTGTTAGTTAAGTTTTCCATTATAAGTCTCCTTGTTATTCATACTTTCGTCTTTCCCAGACCTCTTTCAAGTATACACCACCGCTAGGAACTCGATATTTCTTTGAGTTTTCCATGTTCTTTTTCATTATAGAAAGGCCAGAGTCAAACTCGTATTCAGACTCCCAATCTTCTCTCTTAAATGGTATCATCTGAGAATATGGCGTTCCCGCTGGAATTACGCCAGTCCACCCTTCTTGTATAAAGAATGGGAAGGTTCCTGGCAGATTCACCTTGTCGTTGTCTACAATTCCACTTGTTGTCATAAACGGTAAGTCATACCTACCGAATGGCTGAGAATATAGTACGCTATAGCCTTTTGGTGTAGCTACAGCCCAATCTGGGTACCAGGCAAAATGCTTCTTGTAATATCCCTTTGGATGCTCAAACTGAGGCATTGGATCTCTAAACTGAATAAAGTCAGAGTATTTAGGATCTAAAACCTTGGCTGAAATCTCATTCTTGCTGTCAAGGAAGAACTCAATGTCGCATGGAGTTCTGTATACATAGCCAGTAATAAAAATGTCATATATTGCTGGACAAGCCTTCCAGGTTGGAACCTTTCCGCCATCCGCCCCAATAAAACTTGTTCCATCTGGGCCCTTGTAGAACCTATCCGCAGACGTGTACCATTCTGGCAGACTCTTAGATACTGGCTCTGGCGTTGATGGATCTTTTCCAGATAGCCATCCCCTGTTTGCTAAAAATTTAATTTTTGGCATTATTTATAACTTTCATAAGAATCTTTTTAGCTTCGTGATTTCCTGCAGAATTTCCATTGTGATCAACGGCATCTCTGTAAAAGTGTGTCCACTCTCCCTTAGAGTTTTTCTCTTGGCTGGCTGTACCACGGTCTCTCATGTTTTCTTGCCATTTAAGATCTTCATAATCTGGCCTTCCATTCCGAACCTCTAGCTCGTGTGACTGAATGTCGGTGAGAGATATTGGCAAAATAGAGGCAATCGGAGTATTTGCTGGTATCGTTATTTCAATATTTGGTTCTGTTATCATCCAAGCAATCGGGAGATCTCCTAGTAAAACAGATGTGCTTATAAGCGTAGTCATACACTGAGCTCCTCTAATAAACTGATTAGGAACTGGCATAGTTAAAAGAGTTAGGTTTTCGTTATTTTCTTTTACAAAGGTCAGGTCAGTATAAAAACTGATGGTCCTGTTACCACGATTTGGATGTGCCCACTGAGACCCAGACAAAACCTTTACGTGATCCCCTGTAGAATCATTAATCCCGTCCCAAATAAACGTGATATCTTCTGGATAGGAAATTCCCCAGCCAAGTCTATTTGATAAGGAGATTGGAAAGCACTGATATGCGTGTCTATCAAAAGTAATATCCATCCAGTCACGGTGTAGTGGTAGCTGATCTATGTTTCCGTGGTGGCCACCAGTGTAGGCTGTGACTTTTGGCATCAGGAACCTGTCTCTTGGTAGAACTTTGGATTATGATACTTATCTGAATAATCCAGCATTGTTACAATAGAGTGCTTTATTCCAGATTCTACTGGCAATGACTTGTGAGGATACATATAGTTGGATGGGAAGATAAAAAGATCTCCAGCTCTTGGCTTTACCTTTAGACCCTGTAGCCTAAACTCTAACTCCCCGCCAGTGTAGTTGTCATTTGGGTACGCAACTAAAGAGACAACACAGTTATAGGAATATCCATTGTCAGAATGCTCTTGAAAGTGCTGTCCTGGACCATACTTTACGAAGTTCATTGCTTCCCAGTAACGAAGCTCTCCAACATTAAACCGTCTTGAGTAATCTTTTACTGCTGCGATTTCTTTGTCATAAACATCTTGCCACAACTGCTGGAGCTTTTGAGATGCTGGAGACGGATCATGCATAATATCTGTTTTCTTATACTTGAAATCCCAACAGTCACGGTATTCTGGCATCTTAGTGCCATACCCCACCATTGCTTCCATATAGTTATAATAGTTTGTCTTATCGTCTAGAACTTCTTCAAGCCTATTTATGATATTCATGTCTGTAGGAAGCACATCGTGGTAAACAAATATACCAGGTGACAGCTCCTCTACAGATGACCAGGTTTGTTCGTTAATCGTGTAGTACTCGTTAATTCTTTTAGCAATGTCTTCGACGTTTTCCATTTTCCACCAATCAGTAAGTTATCTTATTAGGATCTTCTTGTCTATACGGGTGATATCTTAGACCACCACGATCGTTATAGTCTGTCATAACTACAACGGAATACTTTGTGCCACTTTTCATTGGCAATGAGGCATGTTCATAAATATATGTAGATGGGAATACCGCAATATCTCCTGGCTTCGGTTTAATTGTTAAATCAAATCTTGGAAAGTACAGCTCCCCACCTTCATAGTCATCATTTAGGTATGCTACAACTGAGACAGTTGTTACATATGCTGGGCCATGATCTGCGTGTATGTTAAAGTGTTTTCCTGCACCCTCATATTTAACAAAGTTAAAGGCCTCGTAATAAGATATTCCTACGCCCCAGTATTCACCATAGTCTTGAACGTTTGGGTGAATTGCCTGAAAAGCTTTTTCATGCATATCATAAAGTTCTGAGTTTTCTGGATTTCTTGGGCCATACGCAGTTGTATTAATCTTAAAGTCTACGCAATCCCTTGCATCAGAAAGAACTGCATCTGACTCTGTCACCATGGCTCCGTGCCACTTATAGACGCTGCTTGTGCTATTTGTAAGCTTTGATTCTAGAGTTTCTATAATGCTTTTACAGTCATTTAAAGAAATGGCGTTATTGTAAATGTTTATTCCAAGTGCTGGATTTGACACTGATACCCCACGGACAGTAGTCCTGTCTGGCATTCTGTTTGAATATGTTTCAGATCTATCTTTGGTAAGCCAAGGATTTACTAGTTTTTGCTGTTCCATATAGCAATTATATCATAGCCATCAAAATAGAAAAACTGCAAGCCAGTTTTGACTTGCAGCCTTCTATTTCTACTCTAGATTAGCAGCGAGGTGGACATCCGCCAACAAATCTTGGGAAGAATGGGAAGAACGGTGGGAAGAATGGGCCAAATCTAGGGAAGAATGGTGGGAAGAACGGTGGGAAGAATGGGAAGAACGGTGGGAAGAATGGTGGGAAGAACGGGAAGAACGGGAAGAATGGTGGGAAGAACGGTGGGAAGAATGGGAAGAACGGTGGGAAGAATGGTGGGAAGAACGGTGGGAAGAACGGAGGGAAGAACGGGAAGAATGGGAAGAACGGTGGGAAAAATGGCGGGAAGAATGGTGGGGTAGTTGTAACTTGACCAGAATAATCAGAAAACTCTCCGTCTCCGTTAGCATTTGTTGCACGAACACGGTAAGACTGAGAGGTTGAACCTTCCTGCTGAACAGTAACAGAAGTGCTTGTAGTAGAGCCACTCTTGTTGTCATTACTTTCCCAGAAATAGGAAGTAATTGCCTTTCCTCCGTTATTTGGCTCTGTCCAGCTAACGCTATCCTGGTCTACCTGTGCAGTAGCGGTTGGTGCTGATGGCTTTGCTGGAACGGTAGTAGCAGTAACGCTAACAGAAGAAGATGCTGGAGAAGTTCCAGCAGCATTGGTGGCAGTAACACTAATTGAATAAGAAATATTAGAAGAAAGGCCTGTAACTGTAATTGGGGAAGAAGAACCTGTAGCAGTTCTTGTGGTCTGACCAGAGGCTGTGGCGGTAACTGTGTAAGAAGTTGCAGCAGGAGATTCTACTGGAAGCTCAAAAGAAACAGAGGCGGCACCGTCGTTAAACGGTCTGTTTGTTCCTACGTCAGTTGCAGAAACATTGATAGGAGCTTTTGGCTCTAAAAAGTCATTCTGTTGTGACGATCTTCCGCCAGCTTCTTTCTTTGCCATGTAGACTCTCCTTCTTTAAAGACTCTTTAATTATAATGTATTTTTTAAAATCCCATATTTAGGTGTTTGCCATTAAATATAGGATCTTAATTGTTTTTAGGCCTTTAGGTCTCCATAAACAATCCAGCTGTTCTCTGAACGCTTTAGAATCGTTGCAGATGACCACTGTGTTCTAAGCTTAAGGCCTGGTGTTGAGTTTACAGTAACACCGTTAGCACCAGCAATTGTAACCTCACCTGTACCAGTTCCAAGAATGTCCATAGACGCACCTACTGGCCAAGCCAGGGCAGCGTTTGTTGGAATCGTAAATGTGGTTGCTGAAGATGAATTCATCTCTACAATTCCATCTCTTAGGTCTAGGTCATCTAGAGTATAGCTTGAAGTTTTCTCTACAAACTCGGTAAGTGATGGAACACCTGCCTTAGTCTGAGTACCATCTGCAAAGACAACGCCTACTGCTTTTAGGTTGTTAACTTCAAGGTCATCTAAGCTACCCTCAGAAAAGTCTACTGTTGTTGCTGGCTCAGTAGTTACACCTTTAAATAGCTTCCAGCGGTTATCAGATACGTCACGAACGATACCTGCGTGTTTTGCAGAACCATCATTGTAGCCAACTACAAGACCGAGGTCTACTGTATTTGCTGCATTCTCGTGAGCAAGCTGAACTAGGTTATCTTCAATTGTGATGCTTGTTGCAGATGCCGAGAAGTTTGTACCATTTACAGTTAAGTCTCCATCTACTATGATATTTCCGCTAAAAGTAGCTCCCGAAAGATCTGCCTTTAAGTCCAAAGCTGCCTGAGTTGCAGTTGATACTGGCTTATCAATGTCGGCTGTGTTGTCAACATTTCCTAGGCCAACCATTCCTGGGGTTAGACCAGTAGGCGTTCCAGTAAAGGTTGGGCTATTTAGAGTAGGGGCATTGCTAGGTGCCTTTTCATCTAGCTGGTCTTGAACATTTGAAGTTACAGTGGCCAGATATCCTAGCTCTGTAGAAGATAGGTTTCCAATAGAGGTGTCTGATGGAAGAACAACAGTGCCCGAAAAGCTTGGGCTGTTTATTGGGGCATATGTTGTAGATGCAATTCCAGAGTCTAGCTTTGCGTCAATTTGTCCCTGAATTGATGAAGTAACTCCAGTCAAGTATCCAATTTCAGTTCCTGTTGTACTTCCAAGAGTCGAGACAATTGTATCTATGTCTGAGCCGTGACCAGTAACAGTAGTGCTTAGATTGTTAAGGGCAGTCTCATTATCGGACACTGTAGTTGTAAGGTTGGAGATATTGGTAACTGCAGCATCTAGCTCTGATTCAAGAGTTGAAATATTATTAGTTGCAGTTGTTAATGTTCCCTGAACAGTGCTCAAGTCATCAGTAAGATTTGAAATATCAGACGTGTTTGATGAAACAGCTGTGGTCAGTGATCCAAGATCGGTCTCTATAGATGAGATTTGAGTATTAGTATTTGTCTCAACTGTCTGTAGTGATGATGCCAAACCTTGTACGGTAACCTCAAGATTGTCAATGTTTTCCTGGGTATTGGCAATATTTTCCTGGGTATCTGTTGTTAGTGTACCTATCTCATTGTCTACATAAGACTTGGTTGCCAGAACGCCTGTATCAGCAGCAAAAGTATTGCCATTAAGGGTTATTCCTAGTCCAGCAATGTATGTCCCTGCACCAGAGAACTGGGTAAACTCAATAGGGTCAGTTCCGATAGCTCCAACGGTGGCGGTCTGAACCCATCCAGTACTTCCATTAACGGTTCCGCCAGACACAAACACAAAGTCGCCAGCATCGATTTCTGCAGGTGAGTTGTAGTCTGGTGCTCTATTGGTTGAATAGTTTGTTCCGCCCATGGACTGAAGAACAAAGATACCATTTTGTGAGGGATCTGTTTGATCCTTTACAAGAATTCTCATGCCATCAAAGGTTGTAACACCATCAATGCTTGGAATATTAGATCCAGAAGAAATGAGAATATTTCCAGTTGTAGCGGCAGCTACAGACTCGTGAATGTGAAGGTTGGAAGCTACACCATCAACATATTCTTTAGTGGCAGCCTCAAGAGCTTGAGTTGGGTTTGCATTAAGAATAACAGAGCCAGTAAATACTGCTCCGTCTCCACGTGCGTAGTCTCCTAGCTGAGTATCAGTATAGTCTTTGGACTCTGTTACTGCATCCTCAACGCTTTGCTGAATATTTGTAAAAAAGTTAGGGTCGTCGCCAATGGCGTCTGCTAGCTCTGAAAGAGTGTTTAGATCTTCTGGAGCAAGGCCAATTACATCCTGAACAGCCTGGTCAACATATGCAAGCTGGCTAGCTGGTACCTGACCGTTGCCATCAAGAGTTGCAACACCATTAGCTGCTGCCCTCTGGGTTAGCGGAATGTAGTCATCGATAGATCCGCCAAGGGTTGTTTCGTTTTGGAAGTAGTCTAGCTGGCTCCAAGTTGCAACGCCATCACCAATCTTAAATGAATTTGTATCGATTTCAAAACCGATTTCACCAGGTCCTAGTACTGGATTAGCATCCGTCCACTGTTCTGCGGTACCACGACGCTGCTGCATTCTAATAGCCATAAAGAACTCCTCGTTTAAGCTTATGTTAAATTATACATACAATTTTAATTAAAATTGTCTACTGCTATGCCACCATTATAAGTATCTGCCCAGTCAATAGTGTTTGGTGATCCACCATCGGCTGCGGTTCCTTGAGGCTGGTTAAATGTACCAGCATCAACAAATCTAGTTACGATCAATCCATTTCCATCAATAGATGTGTCATGAATGTGATCTGGGATATTGAGGGTATCGTCGATTGTTGCAATTGTTCTCCAAGTGCCCTCATAAAAAATATTTACTCTTTCAACAATAGTGTCAAACCATAGCAATCCATTTGAAGGATTTTCTGGTGGCATAGAGCCAGATTGCATATTGCCAGAAATAGAGTCTACGTACTCTTTTGTAGCTAAATGTCCAGGCAGAGTAGGGCTGGCCGCAGAAACACGTCCACCAAATAAACCGTCACCAGCTACTTGAATTCCGTGTTTGACTTTAAAGTCTTTATTTACTGCGGTCATCCTACTACTCCCTGTTTTTTAATAGTTATACCAGTAATGTTCCCATTACCTTGATTGTTGAGCCGTTATTTGTTGGGGTAACAAGAAGCCTTACGTTACCGTTGCTTACATCAGCAGTAATTGCTGACGCAGAGCCATTAGTTCCAACAACAGCGTACTCTGTAATCGCAATGTTGTCTGAAGAGTCAAGGGTCAAGAGAACCTCTGATACCTCAGTGTGTGATCCGTGTGCAACCTTTACTAGGAACTTTGCTGATCTGTAGTCTGCAGCTGCAAAGCTGTAGGCAACAACGCTTTGGGCGGCATCTCCAGAAGAAGCTGCTGCAACCTGAGTGGCAATTGAATTGATATCAATTTCATCAAAGTTTGGAACTACTGCTTCAAGAGCTGCTACTGCACGAGCGTCAGTAAAGTATAGGTTTGCATTTGGACCAGTGCCTTCAGCAAGATCATTGGTTGTAGAATCAGCTACTCCATTTTCTGCAACAAAGTCAATTTTGTTTGATCCACTGTTGTAGGATACAGAGATGTTTGTCTGAGTTCCACCGTTGATTACGTCTGCAATAGCCGAAACTGCTCGTTCTGGAGTAAAGTACTTGTTTGTAAGTCCTTCCACAAGATCGTCAGTATTAGAATCTGCAACACCATTTTCTGCAGTAATGGTTAGACCATCTTCATTTCCAGTAATGGTAATGTTTGTCTTATTGGCATTTACCAAAAGATCTGCAGCAGATCCTTTTGCACGAGCATCTGTGAAGTATTCGTTAGTAAGGCCTTCTTCGATGTCATCAGTGTTTAGAGCAGAAATTTCCTGATCTGTGTAGAGCTTTGCATCAGCTTCTGCATTATCTGCATAGCCCTGGTAGGCGGTTGTAATCGCATTTTCACGCTGATCTGTGTATGCCTTTGCATCAACTTCTGCATCGGCTGCATACCCCTGAGCAGCAGCGTCTAGGTCTGAGATTTCTCCGTCAACATAAGACTTAGTTGCTGTAACGGTGTCGTCAATTGCAAACGAGTTTCCATTTAGGACTAGACCAGTACCTGCAACATACTCACCAGCACCAGAGAACTGGTCGAAGTTAATTGTGGATGTGCCTAGAGTAGTCACAGTATTTGTCTGAACCCATCCAGTACTTGCGTAAGTGTTACCTCCAGTTACGAAGGTAAAGTCACCACCCTGAATTTCTGCAGCAGAGTTGTAATCATCTGCACGTACCCAAGCACCAGGCTTGGCTAGATAGATACCATTCTGAGTAGCATTTGACTGATCCTTAACAAGAACACGCTCATCTTCGTTCAGACCTACGCCATCAATTGTTAGCAAGCCACCTGTTGCAAGATCTACGTTTGCAGTTGTTGCAGCAACAGCAGATGCGTGAACGTGTAGTCCCTCTGCAACTGCGTCTACGTACTGCTTTGTAGCTGCACCAAGTGCCTGGGTAGGGTCTCCAGGAAGAATAACATCACCAGTGAAGGTTGCTCCAGCAAGTGGTGCATATAGAGCTGCTGCAGCTGAAGCTGCTGAGCTAATTGCATCTGACTCTGCCTGGTCTGCATAAGCCTTTAGAGAAGTGTCTAGTGCAGTAATTTCGTCATCTGTGTAGGAGTTGGCGGAACCAAGAGTTGCGGTATCTCCAGCGTCTACATAGTTCTTAGTTGTAGCATCTGTACCAGCAGTAGGTGTTCCAAGATCTTCAATCTTGTTACCGTTCATGTCTAGAGCTACTGAAAGGTTGGTTCCAGCTCCCAGTGTCTTGTTTGTAAGTGTCTGAGAATCGCTAGTGCCAACAACAGCTCCAGTTACACCGTGTACCCCAGTTGTAGCAGAGTTGTGTGTTCCAAGCTCAGTGTCGGTATAGGCTTCCGCAGCATCAATTGCTTCGCCCTTAGCGGTAGCAACCTCTGCATCAGTAGCAAAATCGCCATCGATTACAGCTTGAATCTGAACATTTGATGTACCATCAAACAATACTTCACCAGTAACATCACCAGTTAGCTCAATGGTACGAGCAGTTTCAAGTGCTGTTGCTGTATCTGCATTACCAGTAACGTCACCAGCTAGATCTGCTGTAATTGTTCCAGCAGCAAAGTTACCAGAGGCATCACGCTTTACAACTGTGCTTGGTGTGTTATCTGGTGTAGCGGTACCGCCAATGAGATCAATAATGTAATCTTGATCATCTTCCTTTTTAGTCAAAACATCGTAGCCACCAACGGTTGCATTAGCACCTTCGACTACTAGTCCAGACTTAATCTTAAAGTCTTTTACGACTGTTGCCATTTTATATATCTCCTTTTAGTTATGCCTTAAGTCCCATACGAGCGAATCGTACAGTGACTGGCTTAATAGCTGAATCTGGGGTAACAGTTAGTGCAACTGTATTTCCAGCTCTAGAGACAGTAATGGTGCCCATATTCCCATCGTTGTCTATTGTTCCATATTCGTTAACAGAGACATTCTGTCCGTCAACCAATAAAGTAAGTTCTGTGGCGTAGAAGAGGTTGTCCCCCTGTGTGGTCTTTGATATAGAAACAATGTACTTGACCATTCTCCACTGAGTTGCATCAAAAGTATCGATGATTGTTGGATTTTCAATACCAAAAATCTCATTCTCATTGTTTCCAAATGTTCCTAGGTCAGTAGCCTGACCAGCAACGGTGTCAATTAGATCTTCGTAGTCTGCCTGGCTAGGCCTGTCTCCAGTTTCGTATCTGGATTTTACATAGGGGATAGTTACTCTTGCCATGATTATTATTATAAATAGCTTTTTTAAAAATCAGAGAATATAGTTGCTATAACCGATAATTTGTACGCCAATTCCTGGAACATTGTTATTTGAAAATCCAGGAATCTGAATTGATGTAAATCTTACTCGAAATGGTAACTCATCTAAAATCTTTACTCGTCCAGAACCATAAGATATCTTAGATCTAAAACTTCCAACCTCGTAGATCTTTCTAACCTTTTCTGGTTCAACAATCTTTATGGTTGCTTTTGCCACTAGTCAGTTACATCCTCTAGCACAATAACGCTACCCTGGGCAACTGTCCAGACTTTTGCGTCTTGTGGCAACGATAGCTGAATGTCAAAAATGTCGCCTGTTTCTAAAACCTGAGACTGATCAGCTGTAATTGATACTGTAAATTCTCCTGGGCCGTCGTCTGGGGTAACGCTTGGAGTAAGATTCATTATTAGTGTAGCGTCATCAGAGATATCTCCTAATGACAATGAAGTATTAGGTCTCTTAATTTTCATATCAATTGACCAGTCTTGGATAACTAATGGCTGCTTAGCATCATCAACAGCAAATACCCGAAATGCAGCAGTATCCCCTCTTACAAAGGTCCAAGATACGAATGGTGGCTTGTTTCCGACATCGACAAACCTAGAAGAACTTCTTGATACGGCCATAAATAAATTATAACATAATTAAATAATCTTGACAGTTTTACCCAAATAGTGGTATACTTTTAGAACGAGACCCTTAAACAAGGTCTTTTTCCTTTAGGAGGTGCAATTTGAATAAAAAAATTGCAATAGTAGGATCAGTATTAGTTTTGCTTGGTTGCTCCTCAGCAACTACTGCAGAAGAGCGTGTTGTCTCGTCTGCAATTTTTTATGAATCAAAGGCTGCGCCAAATAGCCTAAATGCCCTCTTGGGCAAAGAAGACAGAGTTACCCTGTTAGAAAAAGCTGTCAAAGAACGAATAGAAAAAAGAGAGGCCCAGAAGGCCAAGAATAGAGCAATTATTGAAAATCGGGTAGCTATTAGTAAAAGAACCAAAGAGCTTTCTAACTATGTTGGAAAAACTTGGTATGTTTTTTCTGGGTCTACCCCTGGTGGCTGGGACTGCTCTGGACTGGTTAAATGGTTCTACAAGGGTCTTGGAATTGAGCTTGAGCACTCAGCAACTAAACAAGCCAAATCTGGAATTCGTGTTAAAGAACCAGCAATAGGAGATATAGTTGCCTTTAAGCACTTTAGTTCCAAAAAATATTTCCATGTTGGAATCTATATTGGTGATGGAAAAATTATCCACTCTAGAGAACCTGGAACGGTAACAGCAATATCAGAAATTACTGATAGCTGGTTTGATAGAAGTCATGTTCATTTTGTAAGAATTGTTGAGACGCAGTGAAAATAATATTGCTAGGATTAGTGGCTGGAATTGCCATATCGGCATCTATGTCATTAGGGGAGCCTCACCTATCTACCGACTCACAATCGCTAAAGGTTTCTAATAACAACAACGTATCATTTGAGCGTGGTAGTTACGAAATTGTAAAGGCTAAAATTGACAGAAGCAGTCAGCTATCAAAAAAAGAACTTGAAAAAATTCTTAGAATAGCTGGTTTTGATGACAGCAATATAGATATGGCTATTGCAATTGTTTATTATGAATCTACTTTTAGACCGATGGCACTAAACAGGTCTAGTAACTGCTATGGGCTATTTCAAATTAACATGAGCGGTTCACTTGGAGAAAGCCGTAGGAAAAAGTATGGCCTATCTTCAAACGAAGATCTTTTCAATCCAGTAATTAATGCATCTATTGCATACAAAATGTCTAATGGTGGCAAAAACTGGTCTGCATGGACAACAAGAGATCTTGCAGAGTCAAAAGTAAATAGCTAAACTTCTTCTTTTTCCCACTTGTGTAGTGGACACTCTGCGTGAGCAATAGTTGTTTTTGCCCTCATGAAGCATCCGCACTTCTTACAAGTTTTTGTTGTTTGAATTAACTCTGGGCAGATTTTACAAATATCATATCTTGCCTGAGCAATCTCCTTAGAGACATATTTGGTCTTTGGATTAACTAGGTCCCATGGCCTAGTCTCTCCCAGGTTTTCTTTCCACTGCTCCCACGGCGTTTTAGTCATCTAGTTCGTACCCTGGCCCCTCATCGTGCTGGTGCGGATTAATTGCTGGCTTATATAAGACACCATCAATTATTCTCCAGGAAGGAGAAATGTCTTCAAACTGAGTTACCTCTATAATCTCAGGAGAAGAACGCATTCCAGCAATAACTGGCTCAAAAGTTGGTTCTTCTGGAATTCTCATTGTGTGAAAGATTTCACCATTTACGGCAAATGCAAAGATTTTATCTGTCATAAAATAAATTATATCATTCCTGCCAACATTTAGCAACGTGGTGGACAGCCTGTTGAGAATCTAGGGAAGAATGGGAAGAATGGGAAGAATGGTGGGAAGAATGGACCGAATCTAGGAAAAAACGGTGGGAAAAATGGTGGGAAGAAGGGAGGGAAAAACGGTGGGAAAAATGGTGGGGTAGGGGCTGGACTAGAGCATCCCCTTGTCTGAATTCTTGAAGTTGAAGAACAGTCTGATGAATATGTCGTCATAGACCTATCCTGATAACCGCCAACACAAGAACTCCATGGCCCATAAACCGTTTCACCGCAACATCTAGAATCTGTTTCTTTGTATGTAGTGCAATCAGATCTGGTGCATGTCCTAGTTCCAGATTGCTGTCCTCCAGAGCAATCTGACCAAGTATACGAACCGCATCCTGTTGTGCAACAAGATCTTGTTGTTGTTTCTGTAACAACACTGCAATCGCTTCTTGTACACTGCCTTGTTCCTGTTTGAGTACCGCCAGAGCAGGCTGACCAAGTATATGAACCACAATTAGCAGTGCACGTTGGGGCTGGTGCTACATAACCACATTGTGCAGAAAGGGCAACGCTTTGAGTTGTAGTAGTTGGGGAACATGCCTGAATTTGTGTAGAGCTTGAGCCATCGCTATACTGATATGTTACAGTTCTTTCTCTTGAGTATGTCTCTGTAATAATTAAAGTAGTTCCGCTACAAAACGTTGATGTTGTAAATTGTCCAGTATTAGCGCAAGACCCGTCTATTGTATTTATTAAAATTACTGATGGCTGTGGTGGGGATATATAAGATAAGAAAATGAAACTTATCTCTGTCTCATAACTTATTAATGTTCCAGCATCTACAGATTGGGCAACAACTTTGTTGTCAAGGGCGCTATTGGTTGTTGAAGTTGTTGATGTTTCGCCAACAAATACGAGGTTTGAAGATGCTAATGCGCTCTTAGCTTCCTCCCTGGTAAGCCCATAAAGGTCTGGCATAACAACCATACCTTTTGATGAACCAAGTTTAGATAGAAGTCCTAGCATCTCCTACCCCTATGCAGTCAAATCTCCAATTAGATACCAGGTGTTCTCTGCCTTTTTGATTAGCACAGCCTGAGAAAATCTTGATGAAATTTTTCTGTTTCCAAGCTTACTTAGAATAATGACCGTTTGAGCATTTGATGGGGCAAAGGAAGTTTGTCCAGTTCCAGCTTGAATAAATCCAAACTGAGTTCCTACTGGAATGGGATCTTGTGCGTTTGTTGGTATCGTAACTGTATTATTTGTTGAAATATTGATTTCTATTGTTCTTCCAGCGTCTGATGAGGACAGTGTAAAGTTTGATGTTTTTTCTAGCAGGCTTGCGTTGTCACCATAAAGCCTCCAGGATCCATTAAAGTAATACTGAAGCTGGTTTAGGGCATTTCCAGATGCGTTGTTTCTTAAAAAAGAGATTGCTCCATTTTGAGGAGAAGGAATAAGGGAATCTCTTTGTGCGGGGTTATCAAAATTATTTACCCCTAACCTAGAAATTAGTCCACCAGATACAGAAAGGGAATTTGCAAAAGTGTGGCTGCCGCTCCAGTTAAAATCTTGGGCTGTGTCTACAGAACCAGCTATTGGGAACCAGGTATCTGTTTCTTCGTTATAGATATAACCAAGCTTTCCAACTGAACTAATGTTAGACATTACGCAATCTCCTTTGCTACTGCCTGAATAGTGTAACTAGCCGACTGCCCGTCAAAAGTTATCGTCTCTGATGACAAATTTTCAAGAACATAGGTTAGCAAAGATCCTTCTGGTACGGTTACGCTATCAATGTAGTGTATCTGTGGCACAGAAGCTCCATCGAAGTAAAATGATCCGAGAAGTGTTGGTGATTGCCCTGAGTTAATAAATCTTCTTAGGCCAATATTTCCCTGAGCTGACTGAAGAGCTTTTCCAAAAACAAAAGAAACCTCTACTTTTGAATTATCCTTTGTCGTAGTAATTGCTGGAGCTAGAGGAACAAGCGCTCCTGAATTTTGATACCCAAAAATTGGAGCTATACCTAGGCCAGTCGCTGTTGCTGAGTCAAGTCCAACAATGCTGATTGATTGACCAGTAAGATCTACTACGTTAACTGCTCCTGCGGATGAAGAAGATCCAGAGGCCACTGTTTTCCAGGTCTCGTCCGCTTCGTCATAAACTTTAATTGCTTTTGTTACGCTATTTACCCATAAAAGGCCATTCTCTTGAGCTGATGGCTGAGATTCTTGATAATATGCTACAAAAAAGTTTTCATATATTGGTGCATTTGAGGTTGCATCTACCCAAATAGCACCGTCTGCCTTGCTTGAAGGCTCATTTGGAGAATAGACAGAGCCAATTCCTAGTTGCTCTAGCGCTGTAAGCCTTACATTTGCTGCCTGCAGATGCCCAGCAACAGATGCTGGAGCTAGCTGTGAGATATTGGTTGGAACGGTTTTTGTCCCATAGTGAAAAATCTTCAAGGCATCCTGAATATTTGCATTTTCAGTAAGACTTGGTATCTGAGTCGAAAATATCGATCCTATTGATTCTGGCATAGTTATGTAGTCTCCACGACTATTGTATCATAATACTATTAAAACATTGTTATTGGGAATCTTGCTCTGAAGTGTTTCCAATATTTGCAGTTACCGCAATATTCAAAGATCTAATGCCAGTAAGGGGCTGCCAAGAAACTACGGGTAGCGTTGTTTCTGGGTCAATTATAACAGTTGACTCTAATGCGCTAATAAGTACTGGAAGAAATACCGTACCCTGAACTTCGTTAGCAAGAATTGGTCCAAGAGTTACAGAGCTAGATATTGGATTATTTACGATACCGAGACCTGATGGGTTGTTTATTGGATCAAAAAGCTCTGGGTCGTTTTTTGCAAGAATACTATACTGAACGTTAAAATTAGCAGAATCTAGGATTCCTAATTCATCTATAGAGAAGAAGTCGTTCAATGGGAAAATTAGTCCTGGCAGCTTCTGCTCATTTACTGTTCTAACTGCTTGGCCATTCAAAAACTCAACGTCAATATTGGCAATTGCTGTATTTGGAATTAGCCTTAAAATTCTTTCCCAGGTTGCAACACCATTTACATTTTGGTACTGATACAAAAATAGATATTCATTATCTGATGGCTTTAGATTAATATAGAAATCAAAAATTTGTGGTGTTGACTGTGCTGGAAGCGATGCAGAAAGAATGGTGACATTATCATCAGTTGGCTTTCCATCACCAGTAAAGATATAGGTTCCTCTTGAGCCAGGTGGGCCGAAGTCTAGAGACAGGTTTAGTTCTGATGGCCCTCCTAGAACTGACAACTGGTCATTAGAAAATACAACATCTACCATGTTTTATGCCCCAGTTACTTGATCTGTTATTGATAGGTTTCCAGTAAGGAGTGTAAAGACTTTGTTGTATGGCGAATCTGTTTTGTTGATTTCAACGTCATAGACATACTCTCTTGTTGCATCTAGTGCATCGCCATCGTCTGGTCTTATCGCACAAGTAATATGCGTTCTGTCTAGAGAGATTTCGGCATAAGCCTCTACCTTGGTTGGTCGACCATCAATACCTCTCTCAGTAGAGATAGTAAATTTAACACCATTAATTCTGTCATAGCCTTCTAGGCTAAAGCTTTGCCCATTGGTTAGCTTCGGGTAGATCTTAAACTCGTACGTGTCACCACGGTAGTAGTTAATATTAAAATTAGCTGGAAATGCCATAGGATTATTATAGCATGCTACATTACATAAACAGTAAAACTTTTAATCTTTAATAGGCAGTCATAATCTGACCGAATTTCAGTAAAGATTCCGTTTTGTCTTTCGATCATTTTTTCAATGATCATGGCATGTTCTGTTGAGACGCTATATGTGTGGGGATACTTAAAGCTTGCCAAAAAGGTCGACTGCTCCTGCTCATCCATAGTTGATCTGCACCAAAGCTCTGTATTTGGGACAAGGCTCTCGACCTCAAATTCATATACAACCCTGACAATAGAGCCTATATTTAGGCCTTTTAGGTTTATTAGCTTAGAATTCTTGTTGTATAGCGTTCCGCTGCCATCTGGCAGATAGTCTTCTATAAATCTGTCGACATCAACAGAAACCTTGACCCACCCCTCATCACCCTGGTCTGCCCCTAAACGATAAGTCTTTTTGCCAGAGTCGTAATATTTTGCAAATCCTGGGTTTTGGTTGTTTTTAAGGATAAATGGACTGCCATCTTTTCCATCTTTGCCATTCAGGCCTGGCTTTCCATCTTCGCCTTTTGGACCTCTTTCACCCTTGGGACCAACTTCTCCCTTTGGCCCCTGCTCTCCTCTTGGTCCCGCTGGTCCAGGAATAGATATAAAGTTTTCTTGCCTTGGAGCTGAGGTATTTTGAACTAGCTCAGCATATCTATTCTTAGACTCTACTGGAAATGACATATTTTTAGATAGTGCCAATTACAGCTCCTTATTTTTTAACTGGAAAAGACTTTCCGCCAACCTTAATTACTGAGGGTAGATCTTTAGGGGTATTACTTACTCTTACAACTGGCATTATAAGGACCCCGTAGTTACATCACTTAGAACTTTGATAGTTCCGATAAGTGGTGTCCAGATGGAGTTGTCCTCTAGTGTCACCTGCAAGTCAAATGGGAGCTCTGCTACAGTTTTAGTGAATCCAGATCCCCAAAATGCTGTTACTTCTGAAGAAACAATAATATTTACATATCCAGCATGGACATCGACTTCCAGTTCATCCAGGAAGTCTCCTCTGATGTCATAGGCGGTTGCAGCAAAAGACCAAGAAGAAGTGTCAAACTTAGTGACTTCGTCATCTTCTAGGAACTCTACTCTAATAGAGGCACTATCTCCTCTTACGACCTGCCAGGTAATATTGGCTGGGTCAGCACCAAAAATTTCAGGGACACAAAGACTCATAATACTATTATTATACCCCCATATAAAAGAACTAGCATCCAGGATGGTGGGTATGAAGAACAGCCTGAATGCTAGTTAGTTAAATTATAACATATAGATAACATTGGCATAAAAAACACTATATATAGTAGTTACCAAATTGTTATGAAATCTTTATAAAAACGTAATAGAAAATATCGTTTGTTTCTGTTATAATCTTATATATATAATATATATAAATATATATAATATATAAATATTAAGTATATATTAATAATTAATATATAATAATCGGTTTTCTACTTTTTGTCAAAATGATTTAGAAGTGCTTCAAAAAGCTTATCAATTTTTTCTTCTAATCTATAACTATCTTTTTTTAGATCCGTTACTTCTTGGTTAATTTTTTTAATGTCTTTTCTTAGATCTTCGTGGTCTTTTTCCATTCTGCTAACCTGGTCCTTTATGCTTGAACCTCCATTAGGCCTTAGTTCCTTGGCCACACTTGTGATCTCGTCTTTAATGTAGACAGTAAATTTCTTGTGAACCTGGTAGGCTATTGAGGACGCCAGCGTAATCAGGGTTAGGATACCGACAGTTAGGGGTACGTAGTTTTCTAGCCATTCAACAAGGGTCATATCTATAATTATATTGTTTTTTTTAACATTTTTGCTCATGTTATAATTTATTTAGGAGGGTTCATGTCAGTTCAAATATTCGATAACTACATTTCAGGCGAACAAGCAAAAATAATAATTGATGGCTTGTCCCCTTACCTGGTAAAGAGTGATCGTATCGGGATGTCTGAAGCTCAGTACGAAGATCCGACAAAAGCTCTCTTTAATATTTATGACGGTAAGCCAATTATCGACAACGAAGAGTCGCTAGACGCTGCAACTCTTTTTACGGAAATAGTAAATGATGTCGCAAAAGAGATCAGCAAATTTTATAATGTAGAGGCTGTGGTTGCAAGTTCGATTTTTGCAGAGGTTGCCGAAGGTGGGTTCAACGGACTTCATTGCGATAGCGTGATGCTGGATGGAACTCCGTGGGACGATAATAATGAAGCGCTGGATAATCTTGAGTTCTCGGCACTAGTATATTTGAATACTTCGGGAGTAGATTACGAAGGCGGTCAAATCGAATTTCCAAATCAAAAGATCAGGGTAACGCCAGAAGCTGGGAAGATGGTTTTCTTTCGGGGCGATATTGATCACCCACATGAAGTCTTCGAAGTAACCGCAGGTAAAAGATATACGCTGGTTTTGTTTTATGGCAGGGCCAGTGAAGTCAAGCAATATCAGCGATTTTTGTCGGAGCGAGATTTCGGCGGTATATAGAGATACCATAACCACTATACAGTAAAACCCTGTAATATGGTTACTTGCACTAAAAAGCCTGACATGCTATAATATTTAAACAAGGTGGGTTATATGTCTGATGATGTACGATTTATAGACCTTTTCGATCCTAATCAGCCTAGGAGCGATAAAGAGCTTATCGAGTACAGGCTCAGTATCTGTAATCAATGTCCCTGGTTTAATAAGCGCCTAGTTAAGTGCAAACAATGTGGGTGCTTCATGAAACTAAAAAGTACGCTAAAACAAGCTAAATGTCCAATAGATAGGTGGTAAAAGTGACTAGAGAAGAAGTTGTACAGAAGATGGTTGAAATCGCAGAAGCGTTTAACCTACAGGCTATTCAGGGTGCTGGTCTACCAGAGACTCAGATTGAGGAAATGGTTGCACAGGTTAGGCCACAGTTGTATACAATCCAAGGCGAGATTTATGATACCCTCGTCGAAGATGGAGTTATTCAGTAATTCTTATTAAGATGGATTCTGTGGAGTCTTGCAAGGACACTTGTCATTACAGCCACATGCCATCTTGTGCTTAATAATCAACATGATATTATTATAATCTATGATAGTAAAAGATCTTTCTAAGGATATTCTATATATCGAAAATGTCTTTGAACGTGCCCAGGACTTTGTCGATGCTATAGAGAGATTCGATTCAGATACCCAAGTTCATCCTGTTATTCCAGCTTGGAGAGATTGGTATGACGGTGTTCCGTACCAGGATGAAGATGGTGTATGGCAGGTTAACTATCATGATGCCCCCAAAGGAAAGCAAAAGCTATTTGATTGGAACATATCAGCTACTAACAATTATAGGGTGTGGCCACTTCCAGAAGATGATCTTGGAGACTATGCCCACAAGATAGCAAATCCAGTTATTCATTTAATTCACGAACCATATCTAAAGGTCCTAGATATTTGGTATGAGAAGACTGGACACAAGAAGCTAGATTATGTCTCTAAAAACTATACCCTGAAAAAATATAATACTGGTGGCTCTATAGGCACTCATATTGATAAGAATGATCAAGATCCAGGAAGCACCATGGACTATACCGTTCTTTTTTATCTAACAGATAACTATGAAGGTGGAGAGATAGAGTTTACAGAAGCAAATATAACTCTAAAGCCTGCAGCTGGAAGTGCTTTGATATTTAAAACCACAGAGCCCCATATGGCATATGAAGTAAGAGAAGGAGATAAATACTTTATCTTCATGTATATTCACACAGAGTTTGGACATTCCACCAGTTTGTATGAAGACTTTGTTGCCCTCAATAATTCTATTTCAGAATATAGGAAAAACCTAAATTCATAAAAATCTGAATATTTTTTAAATATGTACGATACACGATCACGCTAAAAAACACCAAATTACTAGAGCGCACACCACACCCCGTACGACCCATGTTATAAAAATGTTATAAGACACTACGGCGTGTCTCCCCTAAAATGTCGTAGGGTGGTGCTAATGTATAAGTAGTTAGAAAGGATAAATAAATGAACATAATGGAAATTAGAAAGAACGGAATTGGTTCTAACTTTTCTGTAATCAACCCAGAGGACGGATACCGCAAGGACAACCGCCTATGGTTCGGAACTTGTAGCGAGTGTGGTGAGAGCGTCACCAACTCAAGCCTAAAGGGTTCTTGGGTTCACTCTATTCACTCTCTAACAGAATACGCCCCTGGTAAGTTTGTGAACTCTTATCGTGATTCTGAGGTGTGTCCTAACGCATAAATGTCGTAGGGTTATGCTAGTATCTAAATAGAAAGGATAAATAAATGAGATACCAAAACAAATACTACCAGCCAGTAGATAGCCTAACACGCTACGCTAAGGTAAACCTGCTAAACCTTCAGGCAGTAGAAGAACAAATAGACTTGCTAATCTCAATTAGTGATGACCCTAGTTGGGAAACTATCAAAGAGGTAGAAGGTCTAATCAAAGTAGCAAAATCACTTGGAACTAAGAGGAGTTGGTAATTGTGATAACCCTAACCTTTGAAACTTGGGAAGAGTTTGATAACGCTATTGGTTCTATTGTAGCTTTGGAGACTGCTATCGCTACCCCCAGCGAATAGCAAAAGTTTTCTAAAACACGGCGTGTCGTATTGACAATGTCGCCCATCTGGGCTCGGGCCCCCCAATATCTAGTAGTCCTAATTAAGTTAAGACACTAGATCTAGATCTCCCAGAATTATAACAAAATGATAACAAGTATCACGACACACCCCTAAATGTCCCCAAAATGTCGTAGGGTCGTGATAGGTTTTTAGTAGTTAGAAAGAAGGAATAAATGAGTAGAAGAATGTGGCGTAAAACTGAATGTAAAGGCTGTGGCTATGTCCAAGAAACAAGCACTAGCTACTACCTAGACCGCAAGCAGTGGGACGCAAACCACCTGCCCTATCACTACAGCGTGTTGCCCAAGAAAATGTCTGAGGGTTATGCTAAGTTAGAACTATCAACGAAAGGAAACTAAATAAATGACTGAACAGATTTGCGTATTTTGTATGAACCTAGTCAATGACTATGTTTGTTTTGAGTGTGATGACTACAAGGGTCTAATGCCACTAAAAGAGGCAGAGGCTTACTTGGGTGAGGATTTCCCAGAGGAATACCGCCAACCAATGTCTATCTATGGACAAAACCTAATCTGGCAATAATGTCAGACCCCTATGCTAGATTTGTAAAAACGAAAGGATAAATAAATGGCTTACAACAGAGAATCACACGAACTACTAGACTCAGCACTAGAGGTTCTAAAGACTAAGGCTCAATACCCTTATGCCAGAATGGTTGGATACCTAATGCCTAATGTGCCACTAGAAGATGCTAAGCGTATCGCAGAACTAATCCTAGAGTGGGAGGGCGACAAGTGAGTCTGTCAGTAGAAGAACTAGAAACCCTAATTTTCCAAATTGACCTAATGCTCTCAGAAGATAAAATGTCTGAAGGTGTTGGTAGTCTTTTTACAACTAGAGAGGATAACTAAATGATTTTCTATAACGGATTCAATCTAATGGTTGATTTGATTTTGGTTGCTGTTGTGTATGTAATTGCTCACGGCATTGGATACCGCAAAGCCAAAGACTTTTTTCAGCCCCCGTTCTAACGGCGTGTCGCCTTGACAAAGTGTCAGGGTGGCGGCCGAGCCCTGGATCAGATCGGGCCCCAATTTGTTTACGAATATTTTTACGACACTCCCAGAAAATCTCCCAATAAATGTCAGAGGGTAGATGTATAATAAAGCTATGAAACTAGGAAAAGCTAATGAATCAAGACGCAAGGCGGAAAGTAAAGAACTATTCCGCAACTTACTAAAAGCTCCTCACCTAGTTTCTACACCAGAAAAATACAAGGGAAGTCGTCAGTCTAACAATACTAAGGCTATTAGAGAAAGTAAGGCAGATGAGTAATTATAACTGTTGGGACTGTAATAAGCTAACTAGACACTTATTCGAATACAGAACAATAAATGTCTGTGCCTCATGTTATGCTATTAGAGTTGGACACCCCTCAGCAAGAAAGTTGGTAAAGTAATGGGAAGCTTACAAGCAAGCGAATTCGCTCAAATGGATGTTGATATTGAAACTGCCTTGGCGTGGCACTTGAAGGGTAATCACTATCCACCAATTCCTAGCTCAATGATACAACCATGTATAGAGGCTATTGACGCTTATTGGGAAGAGGACTACAACAGACTAATCCAATTGCCAATTGATGGCGTAGACCGTAATGGAGAGCCGTTCCAAATTAGATGGCGTGATGGCTCAGACAAGGCTCCCGCTTGGGCCCTAGTTGAACACGCTCACCTTGACGCTTGGCTACCTGAAATAGAATAAATGTCAGACGTAGTCTGTATAATTATCTAAGAAAGGACCCCTATGCCCCTAATACGTTCAAAAGATAGAAAGGTTACAAATGCGGTATCTCCGAATGGTAAGTCGCCCACTATTGCTAACACCTTTGGGCTTCCGTCTGGTAAAGCGTTTTCCTGCCCTGGAGCAACTAGTGTATGCGAGAAAATCTGCTATGCGGGTAAACTAGAGAAAATCTATAAAGGCGTCAAGGACGTCCTTCTAACCAATTGGGACCTGCTACGTAATGCAGACCAATTGGAAATGGAAGCGCTATTGTTCCAAATGATAGATGAGTTTGATAAAGACTGTAACAAGCGCAATGCAGAAAAGCTGTTTCGAATTCACTGGGACGGTGACTTCTTCAATGAGACTTATACTCACGCTTGGAAGAATGTAATCCTTGCATTCCCTTCCATTCAATTCTGGGTATACACCCGTTCAGACTTTGCGGTACCTATCCTTAGCGATGTTTCTAACTTATCACTGTACTTCTCAACTGATGATGATAACTGGCAGCTGGCTAGTGAGTTGAAGAAAGCCAATGGCGTTAAGCTTGCATACCTTGCTCAAAATTTTGCAATGGGTAAAGAGCGGATGTTGTCTATCACGCCTAAGTCTGCAATTCCTTGCCCTGAGAATGCGAAGAAACTTCCGCTAATCAGTGACAAGGGTTCCGCCTGCGTTACTTGCGGACAGTGTGTTTTTGCACGTAATGACATTTTGTTTAGCGCTAGTAAAAAGTAAGGGGATGAGGTAAAATATATCATGGACACTTTCTACATTCTATTGATTTTATTTCTCATGGCCCTGCTACTAGTTTCTAATAATAGAAAATAGAATCATGCTATAGGGGCATGTTAACCTAGGGATCTTGTTATATCCTTTCTTAGGTCCCTGGCGTCCTGGCCACGACGATAAACTGGCCACATTTCGGCCCGAGCCGCTTTATAACAAAATGGTAACAAGTTTACGACACGTCTCAAAAATGTCCTAGGTATGATGTATAGTAATACTACCTAAAAAGAAAGTAGAGTATGGGAACTAGAGGAATCACAGAAGTAGTTTACAATGGTGAAATTGTTGTTAGCCAGTATGGTCAATGGGACCACTACCCAAGCGGTCAGGGTATCACAGCGTTCAAGTTTCTACGCAGTCAAGAAAACATTGACAACCTAAAGAAAAATCTTGCCCTAGTCTATGTTCCAAGTGATGACGAATACAAAGCTATTGTAAGCAAGTATTCTGATGAGCGTGGAATGATGACTATGGAACAGGGTGATGAGTTCAACAAGATGTATCCAAGTCTAACCAGAGATACTGGTGCTGGTATCCTTGAGATTATTGCTAACGCAACTGAATCAGTCCCACTATTTTTGGACCTAGAGTTCAAAGATGACAGACTATTCTGTGAAGGTGTTTATACAATCAACTTAGATGACAACACTTTCACAACTAGATACAATCGCTACGAAAATGACAATGATGAAGATGTTTATACTTTATCTTTTGAGCAGATTCTTTACACGGGTGAAGATGACTATCTTGAAAGAGCAAAGTGTGGAGTCTATCAGTATCAAAAGTCTGAGGCTTTAGCCTAACAAGATACCCTGCCAGCTTGACAAACTGGCGGGGATCTGCTCGGCCCCAAAACTAGGCGTTTGTCAAGTTTACGATTATAACAATTTTTCCCCTGAATTGTTATAAATAACTTGGGCGTGGCTCTTGATAATGTCGGAGGTATGCCCTATAATTTAGGAGTAGCAAAAACGACTACTAAATAGAAAAATCCTAGTGGAAAGACTAGGTGAAAGGAAGCAAAATGGCAAATGTAATTGCCCCCGTTGTTGGCTCACAATACACTACTCAGAAATCAGGCGTTTCTGGGATTGTTCAGGAAGTTGTCGCAAACAAGACTGGAACTTTCCGTGTCCGTCTTGATGTAAATGGGCAGCCTCGCTGGACTACTATCAAGTAATAAATTAGTTTGAGGGGGTAGAGTTATTTATCCTTTCGCTACCCCCTCTCCTAAAATGTCTGACCCTGCCCCTATAATGTAATTACCCCAAATAGAAAGTAGAAACAAATGGCTAGAACCCTGTCCGTAAAAGTTCCAACAAGCAAACTAATCGCAGACATTGAGCAGTCTATCGCTAAGATTGACGCAGACATTGAGGCGTATTCTGGATTGCGTAAGAAGTATGAAGCAGACATCAAGCAGTATGAGAAAGACCTTATTGCTTATGCTGTAAAGGCACTACAAGACCCAAACAATGTTGGCACAGACCACAACTCTCTAATTCGTGTATCAACCAACAACTACCGCAACTCTGTATCTGTTGATTTTGATACTGAGGGTCTTGGTTTCCCAAAGAAGCCAGAAGAGCCAGCAAGACCAAATGAGAAGACCTACTTTGGTAGGGACTACACCACACGCAAGGAAATCCTAGAGAAGAACCTGCGTATTCTAAAGATGACCTCTCAAGAGGAAGTATCAGCAAGTTCTTACTCTGCTGTGATTGACCTAATCTAATTAGGGAAACGACCTGAGCAAGTCGCTAAACTGCTCTCCCCTTGGCACAAATACTGCGTGATCTGATCACCCAAAGCTGAAGCCAGGGGGATCTTCCCGTTTTTGGCTCGGGCCGCCGTTACCAAATTGTTATTTTAAGAAGTCTAATTATTTTGCCCCAGATTCTTGACAATGTCAGAGGGTGGCTGTAAAATAGTCTCAACAAACAAATAACTAATAACCCTAATAGAAAGTAGAAAAATGGCACATTTGCTAGAACAGTCCGCAACAGGCGAAACCGCTTTTGCTTCTTTTCGTGAGCCAGCTTGGCACCAGCTAGGCACAGTTTTCAATGAGGAAGTCTCAACTAACAAGATGTTGAAACTCGCACACCTTGACAACTGGAATGTTCGCTTGGAAGATGTAGCAATTCCAAATGGTTTTGAGAGTGACAAGAATTATTTCTTCGTGACTAGAACTAACCCATTCAACAAGCAACAGAATGATGTTCTTGGCGTTGTTGGTGAAAGATACAATGTTCTTCAGAATGAAGACTTGTTTGATTTTGGTGATGCCCTGCTGGACGGCGGTCGCTGGGAGACTGCTGGTTCTATCAAGAACGGCAGACAGGTTTTCGGTTCTCTTGCTCTTGAGCGTGAAACAGTTCTTGACCCTAACGGCGTTTCAGATGTTGTGAAGTCTTATTTGCTAATCAACACTAGCCACGACGGCTCAGTTGCTATTCAGGCTTCTATCACACCTGTTCGTGTTGTATGTGCTAACACTCTAAACCTTGCTCTTGGTAAAGGCAACAGAGGTGTCAAGCAGTCTTTCAAGATTCGCCACACCCAAACCGCTTCAGGCAAAGTTGCTCAGGCTCGTGAGGCTCTTGGTCTTGCTAATAAGTATCTTGATGAGTTTGACAAGCTTGCTCAGTCTATGATTGAAAAAGAATTGACTAAGGCTCAGTTTGACAAGATTGTTGAGCTGGCTTACCCAAAGCCAGACAAAGATACCAAAGGTGCTGTCAAGAAGTGGGAAAACAAAACAGACATTCTTCAGAGTATCTATGTTGGTTCAACTAACGGAATGATTGCTGGAACTGCTTGGGGTGCTTTCAATGCTCTAACTGAGAGACTAGACTGGTATCGCACTGCTAGAGGTGGCTCTAACGAATCTATTCTAGCAGCTGCTTCTGGTTTTGACCCTGTGACTACCGCAGAAAAAAACAGACTGCTTCAGTTGGTCTTGGCTAACAGCTAACCAAAAGTCCTGGGCATGACCAAAAACTGCCCTCCATTCACACTTGACAAGATCGCAATTTTCGGGCCGAGCGCCTAAAGTAAAATTAGTTAATAAAAAATACCAATTACGAAGTGGTAAATAATTTCCCAGAAATCTTGATAATGTCAGAGGCAACCACTATAATGTAACTACCCTAAAAGAAAGTAGACAAATGCCCAAATACTATGTAAAGATGCGTATTGACTTTGCTGGAGAAATTGAAGCAGAATCTAAAGAGGCAGCAGAAGACCTAGCTTGGACTAGCTGGGGTGATTCAATGGACAATGAAATAACCTATGATGGTGTTTATGACATTGACGTTGAGGAAATTGAGGATGACGAGGAAGACGAGGAATAAATGTCCTACCCTAGTGTTATAGTGGATACTATGAATGCCCCTGTTGAATGCCCCAATCACAATGGTTCTTTTGACTGTAATCCTTTTTGTCGTTTGTGTGAGGGAAACCAGGAAACAACTCTAGACGAAATGCTATACCAAGCAGATTCAGTATCGTTTGATGGTTGTCACAAAATCTATCTAAACATGGACGCCAAGCAGACTGAGAAGATGGTTGGCTATGGTTATGACAAGACTATTAGTGATACACCTGCTGCCATGAAAGACCTAGTCTTTTCTTGGTATGAAGATTCTTGTAGTCTCAGATTCATTGACGCTGTATTTACTGATGACGACGAGACTGACAAGTTTATTACTGTTATTGGACAATTCTTTGGAGAGGACGAAGACGAATGAAAGAGTGGACTCAGTTCATAAACAAGACTGACAAGAATGAGTTTGAGACTTTGCTAGCAGACATAATGTCAGAGGCTCTTGCTAAAATAGACTCTATCCCTGATGAAGAATTAGAAAGGCTAGTTGACTGTGAGTAGTCCTATGAAAAAGTATGTAGTTACTTATACCGCTGAGTATGTGGTAGAAGCTCTTGACGAAGAAGAAGCTATTGACCAAGCGATAGAGATACACTTTGAATTACCTGACGGAAGCTGGGAGGCAACTCTTGAAAACTAATGAAGAAATCATTGAGTATCTTACTAAAGACATTCAAGAGCTAATGCCTGAGAGAGAGTCTCTTGACATCAACGATTCCTATGGCGACTACCTTGATGGCATCATTGGTAGAAGCCAGTCTGTCCTAAGAATGATGGGTGTTCCAGAAGTTCTTATCCCGCAGAATGGAGACTGCTAATGTATAGCAAGATTTGGACTGTTGAGAAAGATGGAGAACACGTTCCGATTGTCTTTGTTACAAAGAAAGACGCTGTGGAGTGGATAGCAGAAAAAGAGAATCCAGATAAGTACACATACTACAAGGAGACAGATAAGTAATGGCTGTATCAGAGATGGAACAGATTGGCTATGAGCAGGGTATGGTTGATACCCTTGCTTATGTAGAAAGAACAATAACAAAAGCTATGGACAATCCTGCGATGGACATCTTGACACCACGACAGGTACTGGGTATACTATTGGCATCTATCAGAATACAAGAAGAGGACGAATAAATGGCTTGGGTAACTAACGATGGTGAATACAATGGCTCTTCCCTTGTGTTGGAGTTTGACTTCAATGCCCTCAACGAACAGCAGTGGTCTAACCTAGAGGACATGTCTTCTATGGACAGGCTTGACTATGTTGAGGCTATCCTTGCTGGAGATGACGACAAAGTTCGTCACATTGAGCTTGATAACTTTACAGAGGAGTGGGGTCTGGAGTAATCCAGGCCTTACGGCCTCGGGCCATCTTAATATAAACTGTTTAACCCCAAAAAACCTTTACGATCCTTTGAAAAATTTTCCCAGATCTATTGACAATGTCGTAGGGTTAGTGTATAGTAATAGCTAGTAGGAAGGAAACCCAATGAGACAATCTGTCATGGTAAATAAAATTGATACTGATAAGCTAACCAAGCTGTTGTATTGGAAGGCTGTTGAGGTTGGATCTGATTCAAGACCTGAAGGTGAATCAATGGTTGTTGTCAATACCCCAAAAGGTTTAGCTACCGTATGCCATGAAGGCGTTGGATGGTGGAAGAATGACGACAACAAGTACCTTGTAGGTGGCTACATTGGATACAGCAACCCTACGTACTACATCACAGAAGATGAATTACTATCCTGTTTGTCAGATGAGATGGTAGATCTAGCAAGTTTTATAAATACCTTTGGGGATAGGCTAGAGAACAACTACAGCTTATGGTACCACCAGGTAAAGGACACCCCACAAAATGTCAGTGGGTTGGCGTATAATCATTAAGAAAGGAAAGTAGATGCCCCTCTATAAAATACAACGAGAGTACACCAACTGGGAAGAGATTACAGTTGAGGCTGATTCAGAAGACCAGGCACTGGAGCTGGCTGAGGATGAAGATACATGGGAGTATGCATATGATGTTAACTCATATAATTACACAGGCGAGACATGGATTGAGGAACAGTAATGGCAAAGCACGTACACTACTATAGCTATGGCGCTTGCACCTGGTGTGGCAAGAAGGTCAACAAAGGCCTTGGCGTGGATCTATACCGTGGAAAAAAAGTTTAAGAACCCTCTTGACAAAACCCCAGAAATTTGAGACAATAGTTTTACCCTAGAGAAAGTATAACCCCAATGCACGTAATACAATACATTGCAACAAAAGCAGATGACACCAGCCATGCATTCAACTCTGTCAAAAACTATCTTGAGGAACAGCTAGGTAGCGGAGACAACTACAACACTTGGTATGACTGGTTCATAACAGGCGGAGGACGTTGGGCCTCTGGAGAAGACAATCAGTATAACGATAACTATCAGGGTGATGTAGTTCATCAGTCTGACCCTAAGTTTGAGGAATACCTAGATACCGCTCACAAATACAGGCAGCAGGAGCTATCAGAGTATGAGGCTCAGGCACGTAAGATAAATCTAACAGAACTATTAGACAGCCTTCAAGACTTTGAGTTTGACCACTTCAAGGCTGGTATGGAGCTATACCCTATTAAGAAGCTGTATGACCTATGCATGGGTGTATGGGACTATCAGTCTTACTTCTTTGACATTGATAACGATAGCACCAGCAGAAAATATATGCGTGAAAGTATTGACAAAGGAGCAGATAGCTGGTATCTTGTTCCTGTGGACTTCCATTTTTAGAAAGTAGGAGCAATGGAAATGACAAAAGTAGAACCGCAGTACACAGAGTATCAGGGCTGGAATGAGTGGGCTGATAAGTACAAGCCAATCAAAAACCATCTTGTTTCTGACCCAGACCAGCAGATGTTTGAGACCTATGGCGAAGAGCTGGAGTATGTTCAGTCTGTTGAGCCTAACCGTATCTGGACCTACCTACAGGGAGACATGTCTGACCTTATTTGCGCAGGCTATCACTTTGTAAACAGGATTGGTTACTACATCACTGAGGTACCTTGGACCAACGAAGATGACTATGTCCTTCTATCAGTAGAAGAAGAGTGTAAGTGTTACAGCGAAGACGAAGATGTCATGGCAACCCGCAACGATGAGTATGGGGACCCAAGCTGTGTAGAGTGCGAAGGGTATGGATATGTCACAAACTATGTATAGAAACAAGAACAGAAACAAGACTCTTATTGACTATGACCTTAACATCTACATGCCTGAAGAGTACGACGACATATCAGATGAGTACTACTTTGACCCAAGTAACTGGAAGATTCATGTCTACATTGTTAACGACCGTGGCCACGAGGAATGGGATGAGCCGTTGCATCTGACAGCTGAAGAGATTAGGCACCTAGGCCTAAACAGGGAATCGTACTTCAAAGACGAACAAGACGTCTGGTACGGCCTGGAGGGATTTAGGTTAGACTATTGGGATAGGATGTCCGATAGGCTGAAGGAATATTTCGATCGCCTGCCTAAGTACGTAGAGGACGTAGGTCCATAATTAAATAAGGATTGATGCGTTGAGCTGAGCTCCGCATCATGTGAGATACGACAGTTAGGGGTAGCTAGCGTATCTCAAGGGGTGTCAAGACTTTTCCTACTTTCAGTCTTGACACCCCCACCAATTTGTGGGATAATACACATAGGAGAATAACCAGATTGAGAATGAGTGATGAGGAAAAGGTCGCAGTAAAAATCACTGGACTTCTCTCTGACCATAGGCTAAACTTAGATAGGGTTGGCTTGTATGTGGCAAGAGAAGAACCAAGTAGCAATTACAGACGACTGATGATTGTGGCGGAAGCCGCTGATGAAGAATGGGAGAGTAGGTATGGCAGACACGACAGAGTATAGAACACAGATAGAAGTCCTAGCAGAACTTTGGATGGACTATCGTGATGACGAAGCATTTGCCGAATTGTTTGAGTATGCTGATTTGGGCTTTCCCCTTTCCTATGCTCTGGACAACGGAGTTGTGGATTCAACTGTTCACGCAGAGAAACTTATCGAAAGCACATTTGATTTGCTACTCAAACTTCTTGCCGTTGAGGACACAGGGTTTGAGAGCCTGAACGATTTGCTTGACACAGCTGAGCAGAAGAATCAAAAGTAATCTAGTCTAACTTCCTGATCCTGGTTATCAGGGGGGTAGGCCCGAGTACCTTTATCAAAATGTTATAAAACCACTATTGACAAACCTTATTACGATGGTATATAATATTTCCCTGAAATTTGATCGATGCCTATCCAAACCTCAAACCTTATTTAAATAAACATATTACGATCAGATCAAAAAAATCGCTGAAATATTTGGCTATAAGGGTTTGGGTATTTTTAGAAGTCTTACCAAACATGATATACTTTATACATGAGTCCAAGAAACTATCTAAGAGTCTTTCATCCAGAAGAAGCCAGGAAGATTGATCAGGGATATTCTGATGCTGGTATTATAGTCGTTAATGTATTTACTAGAGCTATAAGGTTTATGTTTCCTTTCTTTGTGCCTCGGGCTGAAGAGTCTATCAAGACTGATAATGATAATGCCGAAGGCATCAAAGAATAACCCCCTTCCCCCCTATATAAATAACATTACGAAGAACAATTATTTTTCCCTGAAATATAAAACCTTTTAAATCTTTTTGGCCAGATTTCATTTAAAATGGTTTAGTTTTTTATATTTTTATGGCCATATTTTGTATAAAAAATGCTTGACATTTGACGGATATTATGATATAGGGGTTTGGGGGTATAGGGGTTTGGGGTTTGAAATGATTACGAGTTTAAGTTAATATGTGCTCCATTCTCCACTATCCTCCATATCACTCCACTTTAACTCTATTAAACTTAATAAACAGTAAGATCTTTTAGTCTAAAACCATGTCCAAAACATACTCTAAATAGCCCTAGAATGGATTCTGACGGGGTATTCAAACCTTCGTAAGACGGATATGGGGTTATCTTCGATTACGTCTTTTCTTGGTTTCATCTAGCTCAAATAGCACCAAAACCACAGCTGCCAATAGGAAAGATCCCACCAAAGAACATACTAACAAATACGTATTATCCATACGTATAAGTATAACTTATTATGTATTTATATAGGGGGTGGAGGTTTGCTTATTCGATACCGTCGGAGATTCCAGCATCTCTTATCTTACGTACTTCATCAAAGATAGGGTCATCCTGGCTATACCGCATGTGCGAATAGTCTACCTCACCTGTGGCATCTGGAAACCTAAAGAAGATCATTGTGACGAACTCTCCTTCTTTAAAGGTTTTATGTGGTCTCCAGTGTGGATACTCGTTGGGGTTAAATATGATAGCCTCATTGTCTTCCATCTCGAAGACTTCCTTGTCTACCCCAAGACCCCATGTCGTATTGGACTTGTATTGGTAGTCAATGATTAGGTCATTGGTATCACCATCATAATGTGGTGGCAGGTTAGGCTGACCATACTTAGCCTCATAGTCCACAAACATGCCAGACATTGGTTGTAGTGGTCTTCCCACTAGAAGCTCAACTCTCATCTTGATAGACTCTAGCATTGAGTTCGGAAGAAATACCGCATACATTATCCTACCTAGAGTTGGGTCTTCCTTTTTCTCTGACCTGGATGTCCACTCTTCTTCGTCAGTTAGCAAGTAGTGGATAGTCTCTAGCTCTTCTGGGAGGAGGAAGTCTTTGACCCTGTATACGTTTTCCATGAAGTCTATTATACCAGGATGTCCTTCAGGTGGGAAAAGATGGTCTCCTGATAGAGGGGTGTCCTTGTCCTATGAGACTGCTCTTCTAGACTATTTATTTCATTAAGAATACGCTGTCTCTCGTCCCTCTTTACCTTCTCTAGAAAGTCATTAATTGCCTTTGCATCTGACTTAGACATAGCTGAATTTAGGACTAGCATTCCGTGTTCGTAGTTGATCATTTCGTTACCTTATAAAGTAGCCACCAAGCAAATAGGATTCCAAAGGCTACATAGTATGCCCAGGCAGCCCCTAGGATATCTCTCATAAATTGGTCCATTGTTTTCCTTAAGTGAAAGTTATTGTTCTTTTAATGAAAGTATACAGGGAATGGTAGAGAATGTCAAGACGGAGTCTTGTTGTGATCTCTTATTTACCGCCGAGCTTTTTGCGCCCGAACTTTAATTGTAGGATGACTGGGACTTGAACCCAGGACCGACGGATTATGAGTCCGTTGCTCTAACCCGCTGAGCTACCATCCCAGGGCTTTATGACAATATCTAAATCAGGATACTCTTCTATAATCCTTTTACGAGCATGTCCAATATCGTGCCCTGCCTGTTCGTGCTTGTCTAGGTGTGCCAGCGCATTGCGTGGTGTGCTAAAGCTAGCGAAAAAGTCGTCGGCCTCTATAGATAACCCAAGGCCACTTAGCCAACATCCACAGCACTCAATAAATCCATCTACATGCTCAAACATATAGATGTCTGATGTACTAAATCTTTCAAAGCTCATTTAATCTTCTCCCCTAATTAGTACAATTATATCGCAAATTCGGCAGGCCATTCCTTCGTAGTGGGTCTTACCATTGTGCCCCGTTTCTACATGCAAAATTTCAATAATTCTATCTTGCTCATATTTTGCTCCCTGGGCCCAGGTATCAGACTGAAGCCTGTATAGCTGCTCTGGAGTCAGCTTGGCAGGATCCAGCATATCCCTCACTTCTTATAGCCTCTCCAAAACGAATAAACATATCTGCCCAAATAAATATTTATTCCCTTATACTTTGGGTGAACATCAATAACAAATCCGAAGAACTTATTTGGCTCATACTTGTGTGGACCGTGTTTGCGATAGTTAATCCATTTCTTCTTTAGCCTGTCTTGCAAGTCTTTGTCTGTGTAGCCTTCTGCGTGTAGGCTTGCCATCTTAGCCATTCTGCTCTCCCTCTGAATGCCAGAACTCTATGCCCATGTAAAGGTTTAGTATCTCAAATGTGAATGATCTATCATATAAGTTAATGTTTGCACCAATGCCCCAGTGATCTGTTCTACCAGCATAGAAACATATACTATTAAATAGCACAATGCTTCCTGATAGGCCCCAGCTACTCTTTTCAATCTTAATCCACTTACTCATCTGTCTCTCCTTTGATTAGTTCAATGGCATATGCATAACTAGGTGCAGAGCAGTCTTCTGGATAACAGCCCAGCTCACAGTCTCTATGTTCGGCAAGAGGCTCTAACAATTTAATGATACGCTCACGCTCATAATCTCTGCCAGCGTTCCAATACTTCTTGTCACTAATAGTGTAATCAGTTAGCCCCATGCTCTACCCAGTCTCCCTTATAGGTAAAGTTTACTCCCATGCCAGGCAGGTAGACGCAAATCTCGTCTGGCTCTAGGTATTTGGTTTGCTTATCAGATGTGATAAGGAACATCCACGTTCCCTCCGATATAGGCGTTTCTACATCTATATCACTCATAAGATTAATATATGTATCACGTTTAGCTGTTACAAACACAGGGCTCCTTTTATACTTACTTAGATATTTTACAACATTGGCAGATAAATGTCAATACCGCAGGAATCTGGTAAAATTGATACATGGACCTGTCTCACTTGACGCCACAAGAAAAGGTGGCATATATCACCTCTAGAATTAAAGACCCATGCCCAGATGGCCAGCATGTTTACGAAGACCTGGTAAAGGTTTTGGGCAAGTCAACAATTCTTGATCAAATCTGCACTGTTTGTTTTAATTTTCAGGGATGGATATACAACTGGGAAAAACAAGACTGATGGTATAATAAAAAACTATGTCAAGAACACAACACGAATTTGAGGAGCTTGAGTCTCCAGTTACCCTAACCGTACACACTAAGTCTCCAAATAAGTGGCTACTTATAGACAGAGAGACTGGTGTTGCATATCAGGGGTCAGAGCATGGTAGATGGGATAAGCTGATTCCCAAAGTTAAAGAAGAAAAACCACAGATATAATAATCTTATGGCCCCTATTCTTTGTGTCTCCTGTGGACAACCAGCCACAGAGCCTAGTAGAATTTCAAATGGAATAATTCCAAGGTTTCCAATAAGGTGTCTTAGCTGTTCAAAAAAGACTTAATCGTTATTTAGTAATTGATTGTCAAGCTCTACTTCCAGAAACCTTATATCCATTTCAATAGTCTCTATAGCCTCAGCATTCATAGCCAAGCCCATCTCTAGCCTATCTAGGGCTCTTTTGATCACCTCCAGCTCTTGGAAGATATCATTCATAAATAATCCTGTTTAGCTCTTCTTTGCTAATGTAGACGTTATTATAGCCTGGAGATAGCTCCTGTAGCTTAGACCATATTTCGTCTTGCTTCTTTTTCTGTCCCGCCTTAAAAGCATCAGCAACAAACTTCATATCTTCTGGAGAGCTTGCACTAGAAAGCTGAACGCTATACTCAAACATACCCATGGCTTCTTAGACTAAAAGTCTTCCTCTTCTAACCACTCAACTATGTCTGGGTTATCACGAAGAACCATAAGGATAGCATTTTCATAAACCCCAATGAAGTAGTGCTCCCATTCTTCAAAGTCAGCTTCTGGCTTTGGCATTACGTTTTCAAAGACCATTCTCATTGCATGCAGAATTTCGTGCAACAGCGTGACCTGTTGCTTGCTACGGCTAAGTGCACTAGAAACAACAATAAGATTCCCCATATCCAAAGTATAGCCATTTGTTCCATCATTCAACATTCCGTCATTTTTTGGATCACGGAAGTCAATCTTAAATATCTGACTTCCCACTTTTACTTTTGTAGGTTTCATTCTTAGAGCTCCTCAACCTCAGATGTTTCTCTAATGCTAATTGCACGTTGAACACCTGCAATGTACCCCTGCTGCCAAGAGGTGACGGCACTTTCGGTTGTTTCTCTTCCGACGCTTGCCATCCATTTTTGTAAATCTAAAGCGGCAAACTTAACTACTTCTGATTCAATATCCACTTAATCTCCTATGCTACTAATGGCTCTTTGTTTACATGCGTTACCCAAAAATAGCTACAGGTTTCGCAGCATGGCTTGTTATCCTTGCTCATGGTTGCGATCTTGAACGAGTAGTAATATTCTGGGTCCTTCCTGTAAAGGTTTGCCCTATGCGTTGTTATGATTCTATCACTAAATTCTGGGTTCTGCAACCACTCTGGAAACTGGCTTCCCCACAGGGATTTCTTTGATGACCTAAGAACTGCCAGGTTCTCCTCGTTCTTATCGGTTTTAATCCCACGTCTTTTGGCCTCAGCAACCATAGCCTTGGCGTAGGTAAAAAGAACATGCTCAGAACCACGCCACATTCGAACTGCTGGATGATTTCTCCAGCCAGCCTTGGGATCGTCACTAGAAAGAACTTTTAGTATCTGGTAAGTTTCTAGTATCTGTTTGTTTAACCTTCGAGAGTCTAGCGTCTTTGCTATGTCATTAAAGTTTTTTGAAGTAAGAAAGGTTTGCAAAATTATCCTCTAACATTTATCCTATATTTTATGTCTTAATTATAGCTCATGGCCAGCTGCATGTCAACAACATATTTTATTTATGATCAATAAGTTAGTTATTGATTATTGACAGATAGCATTATTTTTGATATAATTGTAGCAAGGAGTGCCATTGCCAGAAACGCCGTTTAACATTAAAGCTGAGATTTTAGCCGATCTTTGGATGAACCATAGAGAGGCTGACATTTTTTTAGACTTTGTAGAATATAACGACCTGGGGCTTCCAGTTGCCTACCTCGTGGCTAACGGGGTTGTAGAAAGAAATAAGATTATTAATGAGTTTGTTGAAGAAACATTTTCTCTTTTATTGTCTATTCTAAACGTTGAAGACACGGGGTTTAACTCTTTGTCAGATTTAATATCGCCAGACATCTATGATTAATTGTTATAGTTTGGTATAATTGTTTTAACCCAGCTGGCTTGGGAACGGGAAATGAATGGGTCAGCTGGGCTTATACTTATAATAAAATTAGGAGAATCCCATGACAATAGTATATGTAAAGCCCTCTTGTGTGCAGTGTGATGCAACAAAAAGACTTATGGACCGCCTAGGTGTTAAATATGACACTGTAGACATCACAAAAGATGATACGGCACTAGAAAAGATTTTAAGCATGGGATTCAAGGCAGCTCCCGTTGTCATAACAGACACAGATGCCTGGTCTGGCTTTAATCCAGACAAGGTTAGCCAGCTGGCAGCATAGCTTCCTGGCGTGTATAATATATCTATGAGACATGAGCTTCAGAATCTAACTAAGCAAAGATTTCTTGATCTTGGCTACTCTGTAGATGAAATAGATACTGAGATATTCTTAGTCAAAGACTTTTTGACAGATGAAGAAGTTAAGACATTTTTAGACATAGCAAATTCTGCCAGCGAAGAGGATTGGTCAGTCTATTACATGGAGGGCCTTAAATCTTTTGCTAAAACAAAATTTGGACATGATGATTTGGACGAGCTTGTTGAAAGCGGTAAGCTTGAGATTACCCACAGATGGAAAGATAAAAACCTTTACGTGTCTGACCAAAGCCTGATATCTCCAATTAATGAGCGAGCATCGAAGATTGTAGAAATCATTCCTGAATTAACATTTAATGGGATTGATGCCATTCAAAGGCAGTATGAGGGTGCAGAGCTCATTGTACACGTTGACAATCATACGGACCCATCCCTTGTATATGCTGCAATCATGTATTTAAATGATGATTATACCGATGGAGAACTAATCTTTCCTGATCGTGGCATTGAAGTAAAGCCTAAAGCAAAAACTTTAGCCATATTTCCAACCCATGAGGAATACCTGCATGGGACCAATGCTCCAGGACCAGGCCCAGTACGCTATGTTTTACCATGCTTTATTGGCATTAGAGGCTTTTACGAGACACATAGATACTAAACTATGTTAAAATAGAGTGTTATGAGTATAAATGCATGGGGCAGAATTAGCCCTAGAAGACGTCAAAAGATGCAAGAGCTTGCAGATAGAAATGACCCTACCAAAATCACTAAAGAAAAGATTGAGGATCAAAAGAGACAGCGCTATGAGCTTCAAGAATCAAAACGTGCCCCAAAGATTCAGGTAGATCAAAAACTAATTCTTTGGGCATGGCTAATCGGTATTGCTGCTGCCTTTATCTCATCTGCAATAGTATCGTTTAACGGCATTACGTCTGTTGCGACATTTGTTGGACTGTCACAGGCATGGATGGCAGGGCTATTCTTCTTTTTCATTGAGCTTATGTATCTATTGTTCTTGATTGCATACCTAGTCCTAGCATCACGAATTGATGAAGATGGTAACCCAGAAAAAACTGGCGGTGCTCTTATAGGAATGATTGCTTTTGGTGGCATTGCAGTTCTTGCTAATGCTTTTCATACCTTTGATTTTTGGCAGTGGGATTGGGTAGAGCCTAGGATGTGGGCAGGTATTACTCTAAGCGTTGCTGCTCCTATTGCAATTATTAGCGCATCAAAGATGGCTTCCAGGGTTGTATTCGCTAAGGCAATTAAGCTATAACAGCTGATATAATAGTCCTGTATGGTAAAGTCTGCCAAACAGCGTAAAGAATTGCATAAGGTTTTAGAGGAATTGCACCTCTATAAAGAGAAACACGGCTGCGCAGATTGTAGAAATCACTTTCCGCATTATGTCTTAGAATTTGATCACAGGCCTGAAGAAACAAAAATAGATGTTGTCTACAGAGTATTAAGAACTTATGGGCCAGAAGCGGCCTGGTCAGAAGTCAAGAAATGTGACGTTGTTTGTGCAAACTGTCACAAGATTAGGACCTACCAGAGAGAGCAAGAGAATGAGTCTTGAAGATGAGATTAAAAATATATTATTTGAGATTGGCAAAGATATAAAGGTTCACAAGCTAATTGATGGCAATCTTATTATAGAAATAGATTACGAAAAATACTCAAACGAGATATTGGAACTATTTAAAAAATATCGTTAAGAGGTTTAGACTTTGTATAGTCTTTTCCGAAGTCAGCAAAGATATACTTGTCTTTCATTCTTTGGACTATCTTTCTTGACCAAGAATACCCAGCATCTCCGCCCCAGGCAAGCCACATAATGTACCCATTAGACGGATTGGCTGTGTTACCCCAGTCCTTGCCTTTCTTGTCTACTTCGTGACGAGAAAAGTAAGAATACATACGCTTTACAGTGCTTAGCGATAGTGTCTCTCCATTAGCCAGTTGTCTAGCTCGTGTCCATCCAACTGCAGTTCCTGCGCCTTTGGCCTTGCCATCTTCTTTGAACTTGATAGCACGACGAGCAGCAGAACGAGCCCCAGCAGGAGGAGAGTAGCCTTCAGCTTTATCCATATATTCATCATCTTCATAATCTTCCATACTAATATTTGGCATGTTAATTCTTTGTATATCAGACATTAGCGCTCCGATAGAATATGGGGTATAGTAGTATACTCCATCTTCTTCCTCTAGCATTCTAATGGCTACGGCTGGATTTTCTGGAGTAGACTCTACAGCGTAAGGATTTCCTGGCTGACCGTATGTTCCGCCCTCAACCATGATATGCTCAACCTGGCCAACGACTGGTCCCTCGGTTGTCATTGCAATAACAAAATCTCCCTCAGTAATTGGAGACTCTGCTTTAGAAACTGGAACACAGTTTGGAACCATTCTTCCACCCTTGCCTGGCTTCATGCCTCTTTGAGTATAGCCTTCCCAGCATGGATCCGCCTTAGATACTGGCCACTCTTGTGGGTCTTCGATGCCAACGCCCTTGTCTCCAATGTTGCCTTCTGATTGATTAATAGCATAAATTTGATTAGCTGCTTCTTCAGCTGTTTTGTGGCAACCCATTACGGTTCCATCATCTTTTACCGCAGGGTAGCCTGAGCAACCGTACGATCCCTTTTCTCCAACGTGATATGGCATGACTATATTGTACCACTATTCGGCTATATATGTACCAGAAATGTGGAAGTTGTCTGCTACGTTAAGGGTGACTGGTGTGCTGTGGGTGAAGAGCTCGTCTTGACCATTTGATCCAGTGTAATTTAGGAATAGCCTGTTTGTTCCTGCCTGGACATGGCCACCTACCGAATACTGATTGTTTGCAGATATATCGTGCAGGCACCCATCATTAAGCTGGTAAGCGTACTTAGCATTAAATGGCAAGTCAACGTAGTATTGTCCAGTTCCAAAGTTAGTAATATTATCCATATCTACCTGAATCTCAAAGTGAACTAGTGGGCCAGTCTTAACATAATTTCCAGTGAAAAGTGGGGCTCCGTTAAAGGTTGGCTGTGTTCCAGCAGTACCGCCATTAACTGTAAATGACACTTCTACTGGTGCTGAATTAGAGATATCTCCAATAGTTGCAATTTGGTTGTTTGGATTAGATGAGTCATGTAAGTACTCTCCGTTACTTTCTCCACCACTAATAACAAGATTTTGATCTGCCTGAACTTCTAAATTACCGTCATCATTTATAATACCTGTGACACGTAGATAACCTGTTTCTGTAGGTCCATTTAGGTAACCTGTTTTGTTGAAGTTCCAGAAATGAGTTCCGTTATCTCTAGTGAATGTATAGTTGGCATTTTGTATAAAACCAATACTTGGGGTAGTTTCATAAGAAGTAGTTCCATTTGGTTCATCTCTAATTACGCTAGTAATTATATGCTTCTGACCATTGATGATTGTAAAGTCATTAATGTCTGGCTCAGCCATTGCAGTCGCTACTACATAGATCTGATCTCCCTGGCCAATATTCTGGTATGTCCAAACGTAATCTTCTTGCTTTGACTGAACAACAGTGGTTCCGTCTGTGTCAGAAACACGAACTCCTGCACGCTCTCCGCCAAGGATTAAGTCTGCATTTGAATAATCTTGTACTCCACCTGCACGAATGTGAATGTGGTTTGGTCCAGTTGGGTCAATAATTATATACTGATCTCCACCATTCCAAATTAAATCGTCATCTGGAACAAGTTTAAGTGTGTCATTTCCAGATCCGTCACCAGAACTATTTAGTGGATTTTCAATATACCCTGCACCAGGAAGTTGGAACTTTCCTTCTGAATCCATTCTCCAGTAATAAGCTGTTTCAGACTCAGCATTTTCGTGTCCTGCTGAGAATCTAATATCGTCTGCTGCCTCAAGATGAATATCATCTCCTGCTCCAAGAGTTTGAATGTAAAGGTCATCTCCAGCAGTTAGGTATAGATCGCTATCTGCTCCTGCTTCAATTTTCATACTCTTATCGCCTGGAAGAGTTATTGAGCTATTCCAGTCATTATCTGTAAAAATAAAGTCTGCAATGTTTGCAGTTCCGCCACCACCAAGAGAATCTAACCACTCTTGCTCTGTACCAACAAAACCATTGGCTACTGCAATTTCGTATGCGGAATCACCAGCTGGACCAGTTGGTCCTGGAATTCCAGAGCCTCCGCCTGCCCCGCCAGAAAATCTAGCCATTAGTTGCCACTCTCTAAGTTAGTCTTTAGCACTGCAACATACGATTGTTCTGCGTCAGTAGTTGCATATAACGCATCTGTTCCTGGCAGCTCAAAAGAAATAGCTGAGCCAGGATTCAGTCGGTATCCGAAATTTTCAGAATTTAAAGTATCTTCACCACCGATGTAAACATAGGCAGCAGAGTCAACATTCTGAATAGTAATGTCCATTCCAGAATGAATTCCGTTAGGTGTGAGTCTTGTGGCTGTCCCACTGGACAGGCTAATGGTTGCGTGTATAGTCATAGTAAGATTATACTACTAATATTAAAACCCCTATACAGAACCTACATCTGGCCGCTTTGTAAAATGGTAACTACTCATCCTAAGTTTGCGTCCTTGTCCTGTATAGGGGACGTTTATATTATAGTATTATTTCTTAAAGCCTGGAACAGGGTTTACAAGTTTCTTCTTCTTCCCTGGCTTTTTCTTTGCTGTTAGATGATCAACATCTAGACTTGGAGCAGCCTCACTTGGAGCACCATCGTCTGGAGTTATCTCAGCTGCAGATGCCTTAAGCTTTTCAAAGGCCATTACAGCCTCTACGAAAGCAATTGGACTAACAAATCCTTTGCCATTTAGGTCCCACCTATGAACTCTTCCCTCAACAATTTCAAAGTGCAAATGTCTTCCAGCTGAGGCACCAGTGTTCCCCATGATTCCAAGAATTGTTCCAGCTTCAACCTTTTGACCAGTCTTAACCTTTAAAGAACCCTCTGCCATGTGGCCATATCTTGTTACATACCACTTGCCGTCAATCTTAGAACGAAGATCAACGTAGTATCCGACACCGCCAAGAGAGCCATCTGAGTTTTTTAACTTTGAGGTTCCAGCATACACAACTGTTCCGTCGTGCCACGCTTCGCAGTATATCTTAGGATTTGATCCCCAGATGTCATCGCCGTTATGATGTTTTTTCGTTTTTTCGATGGGATGTATCCTCCATCCGAAGGGGCTTGTGATTTTCCAAGCTTTGCCCTTTTTGCCATCTATGGGGTACTGTGTTTTTGCCATTTTTTCTCCTTACACGAGTAAAATTATGTTCCTTTTATGGAACGTAGTCTCATTATAGCAGAAAAAAGTGGGCCTTTTTGCTCATGCCCAGGAGCTTGTTGCTAACTGATTTCTATTTTCTTTGGCTTCTTTTCTTCTGGAACACGCTTGTACAAATCAATGTACAAGATTCCATCAATCATAGATGCCCTGTCTACCTCAAAGTATTCTGGCAGACTAAATGATCGTGAGAACTTGCGTCCCGCAATGCCCTTGTGAACATAGTTGGCACCCTCGTCCTCCTGACGCTCACCCTTAACTGTTAGCACGTCCTTCTCTACCGAGATATCAATGCCTTTCTGGTTAAATCCAGCAACGGCAAACTCTAAGACGTAGTGTTCGTCTGAGATTTTGTTGACGTTGTATGGTGGGTAAGTTGCCTTTGATGGCTGTCCTGTGTAGAATACCTTCTCAAATTCCTGAGCAAGGTTTCCAATAAATGGGTCATTAAAAATAACCATATGTATCATCTCCTTATATTAAGCGAGTTAATTGCCCCCAAATGGCAGGCATGTTAATTATATCACAACTCAGGGAAAAGCAATAGCCCGAATTACCAAAGGCTTAGGCCCTTTTCCAGGACATCAAAGTGAAAGGAACAAACAGACAGCTCCCTGTCTGTAGATTCAAATATGACTGTTGCATCATTTTCGCAGCGAGAGATTGCACATAATCCATTGAGGCAGTCCAAATTGTCTGCATTGTTCTTTAGTCCTAGCATTCTAATATTATAGCATGACTAGTCTTGTGTCTTATTTGGAAGAAGTTCCTTTATCTTTTTATATGCTTTGATTGCTTCTTCGTCTGCGACTTTTGAAAAAACAGGATCTGCCTTAGCAATAAAGTCAGAGATGTCTTGCTGTGCAGACTCAATGTATTCAAATGCAGCATCTCTTGACTCAGACAAAAACCTTATGAATCCATCAGAGCGAGTAAGCTCATTCTCTTTGACAGACTTTTCTAGGTTGTCAATTACCGCCATCTTGTCAATTTCTAGCTGAACCATTGCCATCAGGCTTTTCTTGTACTTATGCCTAATTCTAAAGTTGTCTACAACTAAAACAGAAATAATAATCGCAATAACTATTAGTGCCAGGACATCAAATAGGTTAGGCATCTGGTTTACCGCCTTCTCTAACCAAAAGAACTATTGCGCCGTTTTGCTCAAGAGCCTTCTTTACTCTGACCATGTAGTCTATTGCAAGTCTCTTGTCCCTGTCTGCTAAACTAAAAAACTCTTTTTCTGGAGCAACGACTGTTAGGAAGTTGTCGTTGTCAACTATCTTGACACCAAAGCCCTTTGGGCTATAGTGATCTAGGGACCTGACTGCTCTCCTCATCTCGTCCGTATACATCTAATTACTTCCCCTTATCCATTGTAAGAACTTCCCAGGTTTTTGCCCAGTCCTTCTTATTTCTATGACGATTAAATTCTTTTGATATTTTTCCAGCTTCTAGGTATACACCACCCCAAACACCCCACTCTTTCTGTGAGATGCCCACAGCAAAACACTGCCTTGCTACTGGGCACCCAGAACAAAGCTGGTCTATAGCTGGACGTAAGAGTTCGTCTTCTTCGTATGTATCAAAAAATAAATTAGTATCATAATCACGACAAGAGGAATCATCTTTCCACTTGCCACTATCCATTTTTGTTTAGGAATCCCTCTGGTACAGACCATCCCTTTTCAGAAACTGGGTATCTTTTTTGAACATACCACTTTCCAGATACTAAAACTCCATCACGCTTCTTCCAAGCAGAGTAGTCTGGAATTCTTAGAATTACATCCCATCCATCCCAGGACAACCTCTTGTTGCCTCGAACGATTGATTCCATCTTTTCAAGAGACTTTACTAACATGATCTTTCCTATGTTTTTATTATTTTTATTTAGCATTGCACATTCCGCTTGCTAAATTATAGATACCTATAAACATCGTTTTTGATATCTTTTGCAGATAAGAAGTTAACGATTTCTGGGATTGATTCTTTAGCGTTGCAAAAATATGCAAATTGATCAACCACTGGATGATTTGTCTTAAACCATTTAAGAGGGACACGCACTAGCTTTGTCTTTATTCCTCTTGACTTAAAGTTTGAAACATTCAAATATTCTTCTGCCATCTGCGTTACACGATACGGTCCTGCAGAAAATATTACAAACTCTCTATTTTCTGAGTCCCTCATTGAGTACAATGCTCTGGCCATTCCAGATAGGAATATGTTATAGTCATTGAAGTTTTTACTTCCATGAATTCCCAAGATCATTTCTGTTCTGCCCTTCGTTTAGCTTGTCTACAATAAACATCATGTCTTTTAATTCTACCTTATCCATAGACATAATGTCAAGTGTTTTTGTGGATTTTTCGTCTACGATTCCGTTGACCAATTCTGCTGAGTATATAGAGTTATCCTTTATCCAGTAGGCCTTGCCTTTAAAGAATAGAACCTTTTGGTGTCTGCTATCAAAGAACTTGGTAGACTGAGTCGTTAGCTCTTTTCTGCCCATGCCCTCTTCGATAGAGAATAGAGAGGTCCCCAGGAGGCTAAATATGTGACTTTGTCTATAGCGAACTCTCATAATTGGCTCATTGACAGTCTTAGAAAAGATCTTTGCCAATACAAATAAGCTTGCAGTTGCGACTATTGCTCCAATTAAGTATTCCACCTAGTCACCTCTCAGCCATTGTTTTCACGAAATGCACGAACTATTTCTTGTAAAGTGTTTCTGTGGTCAGCATCTAGCTTAGCCACCTCTACTGGATCAAAGGCTTTCTTTAGCAGGTGAACCAGGGGATTTTCTTCAAATATATTAATGTCCAAAAACCCTAGCTCCCAAAGCTTCATAACCTCTTTGTAGAATAAGTCATTAAACCTATCATACATTTTAGGGTCCTGAGACCTCAGCTTATCTGTGATAGAGTAAAGCATTTCTCCAGTTACGGGGTCTATGCCAGCAAACTCTACCGCACCAGACAGAATTAAATCTTGTAGATACTCGTCATCACTGGTGCTCATATGCAAACCTGCCTAAACTAGTCTTCTATTAGTCGATTATTTGAGCTTAGCTTTTCACGTTCATCAATTATTTGATACGCAAACTTCATCATCTTGTCGTAGCCAACGGCATTATCAACAATAAGATTGTAGTGATGTGCACAGAACAAAAGCTCTCCAGAGACTCCAATTGCTTTTACATAAGCTTGGGCACCACAATTTCCAGTGTCACACCTATCATTAGCTGTTAACTCTACTTCTTGTATAGTTTCAGTCTTCATGCTACTTTCCTTTATCTGTTGAATAAAAACCACTGCCACTAAAAGTGACACCAACAGATGAATAAATTCTAACTAGTTTTTTATTACAGTTATCGCAAAAATAATCTGGCTCTGGTTCTGTAATACCCCGCACTTTTACATGCGGGGTATCGCAGTCTCCACAGCGATATTCATATACCGCCATAATTAGTTACTTCTTTGGGGAAGCCTTTTTAGTTGAAGCTGTGGCCTTCTTAGCGGCTGGCTTCTTGATATCCGAAGACGCAACCTTGCCAGTTCCAGCAGACTTCTGAACGGCCTCTACGACATCTACGATGGCCTTTCCAAGGTCCTTGTTCTTAGACGGAGTTACGTTAGCAAAAGCCAGGGAAGATCCTCCCACTGCTAGTACAGCAGCTGCAATTGTTAGAACCTGCTGTGCAACATCGTCGCTGATTGCTCCGATAATAACTAGCACAGGAACTCCTGCAGCAACAAGTCCATAAATTGACTTTCGAACTTCTGGTGTTAGATTCATAATTAATTATTCCTTTGTTTTAATTAAAATAGTTATTGATTCCATACCCTTAAGTAGAGAATCAATGCAATAATTGTACCACTACAGCAATAGAATGTCAAGACTATGGGAGCTTAATTACTTGACCAACAAGTATTAGATTTGGGTTTTTGATGCCATTAATCTTTACAAGGGCTTCCACAGTTGTTTTATACTTGCGAGCAATGCCAGTAAGAGTTTCTCCATGAACAACACTATGAGTTTTTGTTGACTTCTTTGCTGCTGGCTTGGTGGCAGGCTTCTTGGTTGCTGGCTGTACCGACGCCTTGGGGGCAGACTTTGGCTTGTCAGATAGAGAAGCTGGTGGGTCAACTTTTACAGATGCCCCAGGTGTTACTGGAGAGGATGCCTTGTTTGAACTAGTTGATGCAACATCTGCGTATGCTGCTGCACCATTTAAGGCAATAACTGCATTCATAAACTCAATAGGCTCAACAAAGCCCTTGCCGTTGTCTGTCCAACCATGGGACTGGCCCTTCCAGATTTCCCAGTGCAAGTGTACTCCAGTACTCATGCCACTGGTCCCCATTACGCCCAGAACGTCTCCTGGCTTTACCTTATCTCCCTGCTTAACCTCAAAAGATCCTTTTTCTAGGTGAGCATATAGAGAGCTATAGAATTCTCCATTAATGTTGTGGGTAATCTTTACGTAGTAGCCGAACCCGCCTGGCTCCCCGTTATCTTTCTTAGTTTTTGATGGCCCAGCGTACGTAACAGTTCCAGCGTAGGGTGCGTAAATTCTGTTATCCTTTTTATTAGTATAGATAATGTCTGTGCCGTTGTGATGCTTTTTAGTCTTATGAACTGGGTGTATTCTCCAGCCCATGTAGCTTGTCACTTTCCAGTCTTTGCCTGGCTTTCCAGAAAGCGGTAGTCTTGGTGTAGTCATAATATATCTCCTCAAAATAATTATATCATTAATAATAAAAATCCTGTCGAATGATATAATTGTAGATATGTCTCTTAACTTAGCGAACATACCCAGAATAGTGCCTGGAACATATGGCAGGGTAAAGATATCCTTCTCTCACACAGATAGATCGTACCGTTTGTATTATGATAATGTTCAGTGGATGGGGGTTTTTGCAGATTTCTCCGATGCCTTTGATAACCTATACTCTCAGTATGAAATTGCCCATGGCCGTGTTCTGATTACTGGGCTTGGCTTTGGTATCTTGCTCAAAGCCCTAGACGCAAAACAAGAAGTAGAATCAATTACTGTTATCGAAAAAGAGCAGGATATTATTGATGCTTTTTTAAAGAATAACAGGGTAAGCGACAAAGTTAAGATTATTAAAGATGACGCTACAACATATGCCCCAGAAGAAGAGTATGATTGTCTGCTGCCAGATCATTATGAAAAACAGACCTGGGAGTGGAAGGTAAACGACATGAACGCTATTTCAAAAAGAATAAAGCACAAGCACTTCTGGCCATGGTCTATAGAGTTGTTGTTTTTTAAAAAGGTCTACCCTAAAAATGAACACACAAAAGACATTGCCCTAATGCTCTCAGAAAATCCGTCAGAAGTTTATAAAAAATGGCAAGACTTTATTAAGGATTATTTTGAGGGAAATGAGTATCTTTTAAGTATTGAGCAGGAAAAAATAGTTCAATATCTATACTTATACAAAAAGCACTATCCTTACAGATAGTGATTACTGCTGCTCTTCGCCGTCTTCGATAGCAAGTTCTTCTGGAGCCTCTTCAACGACAGATGCTTCTGTTTGGCTACCATTGTTTTGACCAATCAGAATTCCTGCTAGTGTTCCAGTAATAAACGTTGCAATGCTTCCCAATACATTGAAGAACATCTTGTCGTTCTCAGACTGAGCTCCAATTGGCTGAGTCACAAAAATTAAAGCGTACAAGATTCCTATTGCAGTCATTAACAGAATAGATCCAAGGATCAGTCCGAGACTAAACTTAAGTCTAGCCTCTAGTTCTGATGAAGTATATCTGCGACCTCTAGCCATTTACATTTTCCTCTACTGTTTCAGACTCTTCTTCTACGACTACCTCTTCGGAGCTAGTAGATTCGTCTACGGTTTGATCTTCTTCTATTGTATCAGATTCTGGAGCAAATGGATCGTAGCCAAGAAGGTCTTTTAGGCATGTACCAGAGGCCTCACAAACTGGAGGCTTGCACTCTACTTTTTCCCAGTTTTCTGGATCCTGGCAGGGGTACCGATAATGACCGTCATAGCCGCATCCAGAGAGGGTAATTGTTAGAAATGCAGCAGAAATAAGTCCCAATACTTTCTTTTTCATATCTATATTATATCTCTCTTTATTACTCGCTCTTGTTTCTGATTGGATAGGTCACAACCCAGATACCTAGGGTAATCAGGATAAGCATACCAGTTAGGTCTTTAGCGCTTCCCTCCAAAACCAGCCAGGCAACAACCATTCCAAGCAAAGTCCAAGACTGGTCTACTATGTCTTTAAAAAGACCCTGTAAGAACTTCTTCATTTTTCCTCCTACTTTTTACGTTTTGATTTTAGTAAATCAAAATCCTTAACCTTGGTTTCTCCAAGGTAGCTCCAGGCATATCCTTCATCAATCATTATTTCATTGATTGATTTGTTTGATCCGTCTAGAAATACCCATCCCAAGACTCTTCCATATTTTTCTGAAGAGTCTGGCTTTTCTGTTTTAATAACAACATCTTTTGCTGAAGAAATTGCCTTTTTTAAAAACTCTTTTGACTCAAGACCTAGGGCTTTTTCTTCTTTATCCTTTGTTCTTGACTCTGGAGTATCTATTCCAGCAAGTCTGACTCTTTGAGAATAAGAAATATTAAACCCAAGATCTATGTCTACATCGATTGTATCCCCATCGACTATGCCAGCAACCCTCTTTACTCTATATTCATACATATTATGATCCGTTCCTTATGTTTATTGTAGTTGCAATTCCACTTATAGAGATTGCAGACAGTGCTGCCTGGACTGCAACAATTGCTGTAACCACTACCTTCTCCGAAGTTTCTCTAACTTGCGGACTCATGTCTGCTCCAGCATTACCCAAAAAGTTTACAAGCTCTACAGCCCCCTCAAGGGCATCTCCTAGGAGAGGCACAGCTGCAAGGGACTCGTCTAATACAATGTCATCTTGCTGAGCTGCAACCATTAAGGCTTCTAGGGCCTGCTCATATTCTTCAGAACCCTGCTCTGCTGTCTCAAAGACCGCTAGGGCTGCCTCAACTAGCGCTTCTGCTTGTTCAGCAGTCAGCTCTGTTGGCACGATCTCTTCCAAGTTTACCGACATAAGCTCTTCTGGCGAAATGTCTACTGGTAAATCTTCGGCAGATGTGATAGACTCTTCTTCAGAAGGAGATGGTTCAGGTGAAGGTTCAGGATCAACTGGCTCAGGAGATGGCTCAGGCAAAGGCCCTGGTTCAACAGGCTCTGGAGAGGGCTCTACAGGTTCTGTGGTTGGCTCTTCTGGTTGCACTGGTTCCACTGGCTCTGGTGTGGTCGTTTCTTCTGGCACTGGTTCCAGGGACGGTTCTGGCTCTGGGACTACTGGTATGGTTGGCGGTACGACAGGTTCAACGGGCGGTACGACAGGAAGAACTGGGGTAGGTTCAGGCGTTGGCTCAGGAGTAGGAGCTGGAGTAACTGGAATATCCTCGTAAACTACAAGAAGAATAAGAACTTTTGGGGTTCCAGGTGCTGGATCGTTTCCAAATACAATATTTGATACCTCAACTGTTGCAGAGGTTGATCCGCCAATTAGGTCAAATAAAATTGATGAAACGTCTTGGCCACGAGTTCCGTCATCAGGGTCTCCGTAATATCCCGAAACGCTTGCAACTCTTTGTCCTTGTGGGGCAACTACTGAAAAGCTAGAGTTTTCCTGAACTACTGTGGCACCTTCTGGAACAACTGGAGCACTTACAGATGGGGTAGGAGTTGGTGTTGGAGACTCTGTGGGCGTAGGAGTTGGTTCTGGGGATACTGTAGGGGATTCTGTGGGTGTTGGAGTTGGCTCTGGGGATACTGTAGGGGATTCTGTGGGTGTTGGAGTTGGCTCTGGAACAAAGGGCGATTCAGTAGTTGGCTCTGGTGCTAGCTCTGGAGTCTCTTCTGTTTCCTGAATTCCATATGTTTCAAAGTCTACAACAGTTCCATCGTTTAGACGCACACCAGTTCTTGGATTATTCTGTGGATATTCTGGGCCACTTAAAGTGTAAGCCATGGCTACCGTACCGTCTGAAAGAATGGCAGCTGTAATGACGATATTAGTTGGCTCTGGCGTATTTTGTAGCCAGATAGGTCTGGCAGAAATATCTACCTGGAACCCTCCATCAGAAGATCTAATGATTAAGTGCTCATCGCTTCTCCATTGTGGGTATACCACCCAGTCAAAAGAGTATAGTGAAATCGAAGGTGTGCTTGGGTAGGTCCAATAAGTACCGTCTGGCCTGCCAAAGGTGATTACTGAATTTGTTGTGGCATAGATGCTGTTATAGCTTACTCCATCAAATGTAACATTGACGGACAGTGGGACCTGATAAGAGACATCGTCTCCACCACAGGTGTTGATTTCTACAACCACTGGCTCAGATGAAGAGGCCTGTTGTGCAGCTGCTACAGCAGCTACCTGACCTGGGTTTACGCAATTTGCATTTGCAATATCGGATATGCCAAACACTGGAAAGAATGCCAGGGTAAGGGCAGCGATAATTCTTCCTACTTTATTTTTAATCTTATATCACTCCAGATTAAATTAGTTAAAATACTTTCTTATCAATTATAAGACATTTTTACATTAACTAATAATCTGAGCGTTAAACTGTAGTCCGCCTCTGACTGAGTCCTGGGTCTCTATTCTGTGCCATAGGCCCTGTGGGAAAAACAAAAGGTCTCCAGGCTCTGGGTAAAACTCTTCTAGGTAAGATGCAGATTCCGAATCTTTAGAATTTGACAGAACCCACTTTGCTTTTCCCTCACACTGCAGGGCAAAGGCATGCCAAGAATCTACGTGAAAGTCAACAATGTGTGGGCCTATACATATCTTTGGCCCCACTAGCATTATGTTAATATTAGTTTTTTCTCTAATGCTATTTAACATTTCCTCTATTTTAGGAAAGTGAATTGATGCTTTTGTATTATCTAAGTGTGATGATAGATAAAGATTGTCTGATAAGAGAACATTTCCATAAGCTTTTTCTTTAGAGCTTAAGTCTTTAGCATCGCTTTCCTGAGACTCCTGGTGCAAGCAGTTTAATAGATCACTCCAGGTTGGGGTATCGTTTTTGCTAAGAAAACCTTTAAACAGAAAACCTGTTTTGTCTAGTATTGCCTGATCTACCTTTTGCTTAAAGTCTTCATAATTTATCATAGAATCATTTTATCATAATGATGGCAGTCCGTACGGGACTTGAACCCGTGTTCTTCTGCGTGAAAGGCAGACGAGATAACCACTACTCCAACGGACCCTGAGCCTTCTGTCAGGATTGAACTGACGACCTATCGCTTACAAGGCGATTGCTCTACCACTGAGCTAAGAAGGCATGAGGGCAGTTTTATATCTTGCCCAGGATAGTCTGTTAGAACAAGTCGGAATTCATCAGCTTTGTCCAAACTTTAGAAAAGTCTTTCTTTAGCTTTTCTAGTCCATCGCTTGAGGCGTATACTTCGCAGTAAGCCCTTAGTACAGAGTTTGAAGCAAATACCATATCTGATCTTGTAGCGGTCCACTTAAGGTCCCTTGTCTTACGGTCGAAGCCGTTGTATAGGCTATCCTCAGATGCCTTCCACTCAGTATTCATATCTAGGACATTAATAAAGAAGTCGTTAGACAGAGTTCCTGGATTGTCTGTTAGGACGCCCCTACCGTTAGACGGGATTCCCAAAGATCGTAGTCCTCCATAAAGAGCTGTCATCTCTGGAGGAGTAAGACCTAGCAAGGTTGCCTTTTCAATTAATGACTTGTCTAATGAATCAGCAAACTCTTTATGAGACCAGTTAACGAATGCATCTGCAACTGGATATAGATAGTTGAATGACTCTATATCTGTCAGCTCCTGCGTGGCGTCTCCACGACCACCAGTAAATACAACACGAGTATCAGAGGCCTTTTCTAGTGCATATGTTCCAGCTAAAACAATCAGGTCTGCCAATGACATCTGGTTTCCCATTTCATTACGAACCTCTTGAACCGCATCTAGAGTTGCAAGAACAGAAGAGTTTACTGGCCATGATCGTTGAGGCAAGAATGCAATCCTTGCACCATTTGCACCGCCCCTCTTGTCAGTGTTTCTGTAAGTAGAGGCGGAGGCATAGGCAAGCCTAATTAAGTCCACATTGCTAACGTCTAGGCCATCGATAAGCTTTTTTGCTTTTTCAATGGCGGTCTCGTCTGGGACTGGTGCACTCTGCACAGGATCTTGCCACAGAAGAACTTCTGCTGGGACCTCTGAGCCGTGGTACCTGGATCTTGGTCCCATATCTCTGTGGGTTAGCTTAAACCATGCACGTGCAAATGCATCTGTAAAGTACTCAAAGTCTTCCAAGAACTTTCTACAAATCTTGTCATACTCCTCGTCACCAAACCTTAGCGCAAGGTCAGTAGTAAGCATTCTTGGAACAACCTTTACATCTTCAAGGTGTGCATGAGGAGCTGCATCTTGTGCCTCAAAGTTAGATGGAACCCACTGCTTAGCTCCTGCTGGAGATTCTTCTGGTACCCAATCATACTTATAGATTAGCCTTAGATAGTCGTTATCCCACTGAGTAGGATTTGGCGTCCAGGTAACCTCTAGACCAGAAGAGATGGTGTCTTCTGAGTGTCCCTTGCCCTGGGAGTTTTTCCAGCCTAATCCAACTGCAGCAAGATCGTCAACAGCTTCTGGCTCTGGTCCAACCTGCGAGGCAGGTCCCGCTCCATGAGTCTTTCCAAATGCGTGTCCTCCAGCAATAAGAGCTACAGTTTCTTCATCATTCATAGCCATTCGTCCGAATGTCTCACGAATATCTGCAGCAGCCAGCTTAAAGTCTGGATTGCCATCTGGTCCTTCTGGATTTACATAAATCAGCCCCATCTGCACTGCAGCAAGAGGATCCTCTAGTGTGCTTGCTTCTCTTGACTCGTCATACCGCTTGCTTGCTAGCCACTCAGTCTCGTCACCCCAATAGGTGTTGTCTGGCTCCCAGACATCTTCACGACCTCCTGCAAATCCAAAGGTAGGGAAGCCCATGTCTTCAAGAGCAACGTTCCCTGCTAGAATCATTAGATCAGCCCAGCTGAGTTTGCGACCGTACTTCTGCTTGACTGGCCACAAAAGTCTACGGGCCTTATCTAGGTTAATGTTGTCTGGCCAGGAGTTTAGTGGGGCAAAGCGATGTAGTCCCTGTCCGCCACCTCCACGGCCATCTGAAACACGATATGTTCCAGCAGAGTGCCAAGCCATTCTAATGAACAGTGGGCCATAGTGTCCGTAGTCTGCAGGCCACCACTCTTGCGATGTCCTCATGACTTGAACAATATCCTTCTTTACATCTGCCAAGTCTAGTGTCTTAAACTCTTCAACATAGTTAAAGTCATCATCCATAGGATTGCTCTTAGGATTATTGTGAAGCAGTGGCTCTAATGAAATTTGATTAGGCCACCAGTCTTTATTTGTTGTGCCTCTTGAACTTGAAGCTTTTGTTTTTGATCCATGCTGACCGTGGTCAACTGGACACTCATTAATATCTGCCATATTATCTCTTTCTAATTACTTAATCTTTACAAATCTGGCCCAGATACGCTCATGAATGAAATATGCCAGAGCCTCCCAAGCAATGTAAACAAGTGCTCCTAGACTAGCATACTCCCACTTGCCTGTGATTATAAAGATTACTCCTGCTATGATAACCAGGTGCACGAACTCCCAGCTCAGTGTCTTGATTAAACTTCTCTTTGTGCTTTCCATGTTTCCTTCCTATTGGCTTTTCTGCCAGCGACTCCAACCAGACTTGAACTGGCGACCCCTACCGTGACAGGGTAGTGCTCTAACCAACTGAGCTATGGAGCCTAATGCCCATTTTTATCTCATACCCGTGAGAGTGGTATGGGCCACACCATTAGCTCCCCCTCGTGGATTCGAACCACGAACCTTAGAGTTAACAGCTCTCTGCTCTGCCATTGAGCTAAGGGGGAATTTGCTATAAGCTAAATCCACTATTCGTTGCTCTCCAGATTGATGGAGAGTGATTTTCTTCTACTGCAGCTTTTACCTCAGTGTCTTCATAAAGTCTGATGATATGAACACAAGGGTCTCCATCTTCAAACTCGGTATATTCTTGATCACTTAGAGGTAGACCATCATGTGTATAGCAAACAGCTGGTCCACAAAATCCATTTGTGATTCCTTCCTGAAGCCATTCTGAAAAGTCAATCTTGCTCATAGCTGTTCCTTTTGTTTACTTGTTGGTAGCAGCAGCAATTACTGTTGCCACAGAGGTTGTAAAGCCTACCATGAAAGGGTTGCTGTCTGTTAGAGTTACGGCAAAAGAGTCGTGAAGACCTTGCAAAGCAGTTCTAGACGACTTTAGCTTTGCGCTAGAGTAAACTGGCCCAGACAAAAGGATGTCAGACAGCTTAGCGCTTCCTACATACTGACTAGATCCAACAGCAACTGCATCAGAGATACATGCTGGGTAGTCAACATTATTTCCGCTTGCATAGTTTCCAGAGGATGCATAGAACTTAACTCCAGCATTCTTTAAACCAGCAATGGCGTTTACAATGTTCGTGTGAGCAACGTTAACGTTTACTCCTGGAGAAGATGGTAGGCACCTTGCACCATTTCCAGCATTATAAGAGAAAGATACAGCCTTGATGTTGTACTGTGCAGCATTTGCTACTACCCAGTTAAGGGCTGTCAGCAACTGGTTTCCAGTAATTACACCAGTCTTAGTTGACCCAGCCTCAAGAAGAAGCAGGTGTGCTGATGGATTGTTTGCCCTAGCGATATCTGCCATAGCTGTTCCGTGGTTAAATGCTTTAAACTGTGAAGCATTTCTAGGAGTTACAGACATGTTACAAATTGTCTGAGAGGTTACGCAAACCTCTGTAACCTTTCCATCAATCAGATGAGACTCAAAGTTTACATCGATGATCGCTACGGATGGTTGGTTGTTTGCTTGTGCTGGCGCAACGCTAAATACAGCTAGCAGTGCAACGGCAGCAATTATAATTTTTTTCATTGTTTCATACCCTATCGTTTTCATAGTAATAATATACCAAATAACTGCAAAAAAAGCAAGAACTATTTATTTAAAATAAAACAAATTAAGACTGATCTAGGATCTTAAAGCCATTTTGTCTATCTAAATACTGCCACTGCATATCTACTATGCCAAAGGTTTCAGACAAGTAGTCTAGAACGTCTATGTGGCTTAAGTCTCCACAGGTATACAGGTCAAACTGAATAACCATAGGGTCAAGCTTTTCCCAAATATGAAAAGCAATATGAGATGTCTCTACTGATACCGTTGCAGTTATGCCCTCGTTTCCAGGCATATCTACATACTTTGAAATTGGCCCAGCTGCTATCTTCATGTCGATTCTATCGACTAGCCGTCTTAGCCAATCTTTTGCATCTTCTTCTGTCCTAATTGGGTTTGTGATTTCTGCTCTTACCATTAGGTGCAGGTGTTTGATTTCTTTCATGTACTTCCTATCTTAGAAATCCCAGTCATCATCTGTGGTGGACTCGTGCTTACCAATTACGTAAGAGGAGCCCGAACCAGAGAAGAAGTCGTGGTTCTCATCAGCGTTTGGTGCTAGCGCAGCTAGAATTGCTGGGCTAACCTCAGAGATCTCCTTGGGGAATAGTGGGTCAAAGCCTAGGTTCATGAGAGCTTTGTTTGCATTGTAGTGCAAGAACTTCTTGACGTCTTCGGTCAGGCCAACCTCATCATATAGCTCACGGGTGTACTTAATTTCATTTTCATACAGCTCCATTAACAAGCTATATGCATAACTTTTAATGTCTTCCTGATCATTCCAGTCCAGTTCATTGTATGCCTGCTGGAACTTGTATCCGATGTAGTAGCCGTGGATGGCCTCGTCACGAATGATCAAGCGAATCAGGTCAGCTGTGTTTGTTAGCTTCGCCCTGGAAGAAAGATACATGGGCCAGTAGAAGCCAGAGTAGAACAAGAACGACTCTAGGAGAGTAGAAGCAATCTTACGCTTTAGTGGGTCATCCCCCTTGTAGTAGCTAAGAACAATCTCTGCCTTCTTCTGCAGGTACTGATTGTCTTCTGACCAGCGGAAAGCGTCTTCAATTTCCTGTGTAGAGGTTAGAGTAGAGAACACGCTGGAATAGCTCTTGGCATGAACGGACTCCATGAATGCGATGTTGGTAATGACAGCCTCTTCGTGCTGGGTTCTGGCATCTGGCAACAGGCTCATAGCGCCCACGGTGCCCTGGATGGTGTCCAGCATGGTCAGTCCAGTAAAGACCCTCATTGTTAGTAGCTTTTCATTTTCTCTAAGCATTGACCATGATTGAATGTCGTTGGATAGTGGCACCTTCTCAGGCAGCCAGAAGTTCTGAGTGAGGCGGTTCCAGACGTCTAGGTCTACGGAATCCTCAATCTTGTTCCAGTTAATTGGTCTAGTAATCATAGGTCCTCCATTATAACATACAGCTTACGCAGTTTTCCATCTCTGTACCCTGCAAAGCCTGCTGGCGAATGCGGATGTAGTAAATGGTCTTGATGCCCTTCTTCCATGCATAGATCTGGGCCTTGTTTATATCACGAGTTGTTGCAGTGTCCTTGAAGAACAGTGTCAAAGACATTCCCTGATCAATGTGCTGTTGTGCAGCTGCATAGACATCAATAATCTTCTCAGGACCAATCTCATAGGCATCCTTAAAGTATTCACGATTATCGTTTGTAAGATACGGTGCTGGATAGTAAACACGACCCATCAAGCCCTCTTTTCTAATCTCAATCTGCGAGGCAATTGGGTGAATAGAAGAGGTTGAGTTGTTGATGTATGAGATTGACCCAGTTGGTGGAACGGCCTGCAGGTTCTGGTTGTAGATACCGTGAGCCATTACGCTTTGTGCAAGTACTTGCCAATCTTCTTGCGATGGAATTTCAATGTTTGCTTCAGCAAATAGCTTGCGAACTTTTTCTGTAGCTGGCTTCCACTCTTGCGAGATATACTTGACAAAGAATTCACCAGACGCATACTTAGACTTTTCGAATCCTTCGAATGGCGACCCTGTCTCAATTGCAAGCTTATTGCTTGCTTTAAGTGCATGGTATAGCACTGTGTAGAAATAAATGTTCGTGAAGTCAATAGACTCTTCCTCTCCATAGTGCATCTCTTCTTTTCCAAAGTAACCATGTAGGTTCATCTGTCCTAGACCGATGGCACGAGACTTACGGTTACCCTCAGCGACCGACATTACAGAATCAATATATGATTGCTCTGATACAGAGGTTAGAGAACGAATCGCAATTTCAATAGTTTTACCAAAATCGGGGGACTGCATGGCCTTTGCAATGTTTAGCGATCCTAAGTTACATGAGATATCTTTTCCGATATCCTTATACGACATGTCGTTATTATATGTAGTAGGAGTGTTCACCTGGAGGATCTCAGAGCAGAGGTTCGACATGTTGATGCGACCATCAATTGGATTAACGCTGTTTACATTGTCTTCATACACAATATATGGGTAGCCAGACTCAAACTGAATCTCTGCAATTTTTTGGAATAGTTCACGAGCCTTAATTTTAGTCTTTGTGATTCTCGGATCATCCACCATTTCACCGTAAAGCTCAGTAATTGAAATGTCAGACATAGGCTTGCCATAAACAGTTTCAATGTCGTATGGCGAGAATAGATACATGTCATCATTATTCTTTGCAAGTTCAATTGTAATGTCTGGTATCACAACACCAAGACTTAGAGTCTTAATGCGAATCTTCTCGTCAGCGTTCTCACGCTTGGTGTCTAGGAATCGCATGATGTCTGGGTGGTGAGCATTTAGGTATACCGCACCTGCACCCTGACGAGCACCTAGCTGGTTTGCGTATGAGAATGCATCTTCAAGCATCTTCATAACTGGAATAATTCCAGAGGACTGGTTTTTAATTTTCTTGATAGGTGCGCCCAGCTCTCGGATGTTAGTTAGGCTTAGCCCCACACCGCCACCACGCTTTGAGAGCTGTAGAGAAGAGGAGATTGCTCTAGCAATTGACTCCATGTTGTCTTCTACACGAAGCAGGAAGCAGGAGACGAATTCTCCTCTTTGTTTTTTCCCAGAATTAAGAAATGTAGGTGTGGCTGGCTGGAAGCGACCAGAGATGATCTCATCAATTATATCCCTGGCTAGGTCTACCTTGCCAGCTGCAAGCATTAACGCATTCATGACAACACGGTCTTCGAAGCGTTCTAAGTAGCGAGCGCCATCGAAGGTCTTTAGTGCGTATTGTGTGTAGAACTTGTATGCCCCGACAAATGTTGGAAATCTAAACTTATATGAATAAGCATGTTTAAAAAGATCCTTGACATCCTCAAAGCCATACTGTTCAAGAACATCCTTTTCGTAGTACTCATTTTCGATTAAGTAGTCAAGCTTTTCTTCTAGGCTGTGGAAGAAGACTGTGTTTTGGTTTACGTGGTCAAGGAAGTATGACTTGGCAGCCTCCTTGTCTTTTTCAAACTGAATTTTGCCATTTGCATCATATAGATTGAGCATAGCATTTAGCTCATGATAATTGTAATTATCCATATAGTATCTCCAACCTCTTTTTTATTTTTTCAACGTCATATTCAGTCCCAAAGATTTCGACCTTTGCAACTATCGGTACGCCAGTTTTACTTGAAATCATTTCTGCAGCTTTGCAAAAATGTTCCCCAAAGTTTGTGTTTCCAGTTCCTATTACTCCACGTAGTAGGTCTCTGTTTTGTTCGATATTTAAAAAATGTCGAACCTGTCGTGGGATTGCAGATTTATCACTGCCCCCACCATAAGTAGGTACAACAAGTATGTACTCGCTATGAACAACGGTAGGAGAGCCAGGGTCCCAATCAATAGGAATGCGGGTAGCAGCTCCACTTATTTTTTCTACCAATCTTTTAGTATTTCCAGAATAGTTAGAAAAATATACAATGTTGATGGACATCTATTCTAACTCCTGTTTTAAACTTGGTGAGGCAAAGGGGAGGGCATTTTAATACCTCTCCCCTTTACCAATATCTTTACTTACTTTGAGCTAATTAGCTTTACCTTTGCACGTGGGAACTTCTTGTTCCACTGCTTTGCAAGACCATTGTACTTCTTGCGATTATCTACAGCCTTTGCCTCAGCAGCAGCAAGCTTTGCCTCAAGGTCAGCCACCTTGGCATCTAGCGCTGCTACCTGGCCAGCAAGGTCTGCAACGGCAACTGTAGAAATAATCTCAGTTACTGGCTTTGCAAGACCTGCGACAGCAGATGCAGTAATGGTGTTTGCAATAACTGTTGAACCTGCAGTTGCAGGAGCAGTTAGGGTTGCTTCATAGCGCTTGTCAGTTGCATCATATGAGAACGATCCAAGCGTACCACGAATTACCGTAGAGGAAATTGTTGCATTTGTTACAGCATTTCCAAATACGTCTGTTACTGTTGCAGTAACTTCAACTGCAGCCCCAAGGTTTGCAACATTTGGCGCAGCTACCGCTAGGTTATATGCAGCACCAGCGTTACCCTTAACGTAGTAAACGGTAGTAGCATTGTCTGCAGTTACCGATACTGATCCAGTTAGAGTAGTAGTGGTGTATACATAAACGTCAGCAGTGGTTCCAGTCCCAGTCGGGATTGTTGCCGAAGCTGTTCCCGCATCTGCCTTAACAGTAGCGGAGCCAGATGTAATTGAAGTAACTACCTTGGCATTCGTAGCAGATACTACAACATTGCTTCCAGCAGTTAGGCCAGACAAAGCGATGCGCAAAACATCAGCAGAGTCTACGCTGTTGTCAGCTGGCACTGGGAGAGCAATAGCAGTTGCAGAGGAAGTACCAGTTGTAGCAGGAGCAGAACCAGCAACAGTTAGTGCTGTGGTTGCTGCATTAGCAGGAACAGCCAAAATAGCTGTAGCTGCAAGCGCTACTGCAGATGCAATAGCAATAAATGGCTTCTTTAGTGAAGTCATGGTTGTGTTTCTCCTTATCTATATTAAGTCAAACTGACTCAAATAATCTTCTAGATCTTTATTAGAAGGTTTATATTGTATCACGTTAGACCTATCCTTGTCAATGCTGTCTTTAGGCCTTTCCTTAAAGGTGTGAATCTCAACCTCTTCGTTAATGTTACGTGGCGTATGAGATATGGCTCCAAATATGGCACCGCAGACGGCATCTGCCAAGTCTTTTGATTTTTTGCGTGGGTGGTCTACCTTATTATTATTCATAATCTTAAGCTCAATAAGCTCTTCGTAAAGAAGATCAATCATTGGCATTGCCAACCTTTCCTCATAAATTAGCATGGCCATGTCTTCATAATGCTTTTTACCAACAGAAACAGTATCAGTTCTCATTCCTACTGATTTTAACTCATTCTGAATATCAAAGGATTGCCAGCGGTCAAATGAGACCATCCCAATATTAAATCCAATTCTTCTAAGGTTTTGTATCCATTGCTTAACTTCTGATAAATTAACTGGACCCTCTGCCCTTGGCTCCCACCAGGCTACGGCATCGACAACTACGACTGGAGCAATCTGCTGATAGTCTTTAATAATTTGAATGTTGACCCACTTATCTACGTGAGCGATTGCAACAGCACACTTGTCATGTTTCTGCGCAAGGTCAGCATGAACATAATAGATTTTGTCTGGGTCTGGCACGAAGGTGTCTTCAAACCTTCTGATAAAGTCTAGTGGGTTTCTAATGTTCATAGCAGATCGTACCTTTTCTACCTGCTTAAAGAATCTATCAGAAGAGAATGTTGGAACGCATGCAAAGCGTTGCATAGCATCACCCATATCTGTAAAGAATGCTAGCTTAAAATCATCAATCTTACGAGTAGGGTTGACCTCCCAGGTTGGTCTTTTTAGGGCAAAAACATTTGGATACTTATATGAAGAAATCTGATCCTCGTCCCACTCAATAGTCATAGAGTTTCCGTCAGAGTCTGTAGGCAAATCTGGATTTAATATAAAAGTGTGGGTCTTTGTAACAACTTCTTTTTCTGCAATTACAGCATCATACCTTGCAGAGATAAAGTCTCCAGGGTATCTTGGGAACGATAGAAGCGCTACCTTTCCAAGGTCTGGGAAACGAGAGTCTACTGATGCACGGAAGGCTTTATAGATGTTATCCGCTGTTTTACCCTGATCATTGCCAGTTCCAATTTCAGTAGCAAATCCAGAGATCTCGTCAAGTACTGCAAGAATAAGGTTAAGACCTTCATGTGACTCTCTCTCTGAGTGACCTGAGTATACTGTAATGGATTTATCAAACTCAATGGATTCTGCTTTTGCATAAAACTTTCCCGCAAACCAGGAAGATTTCTCAATCTTTGTCTTAAAGCCTTTAAAGAATACATTCTTCGCCTGTTGTGCGTTGATCGCAACGTTAATGATATCAATGGCATCACCACTAGGCTTACCAAAATACCGTGCAGGATCTTTAAGGCAAAGAAGCTTGTACACAATATAGGCACAAGCAACCGTGGATGTGAAGTCTTTTCCTGAACCCTTGCCCAGCTGGAGAATAACCTCATTCTTTGTATACTTTTTGTAGTATCTTCTTCCATCTTCATCTCCCATTAGCTCAATCAAATCTTCTAACTTATAGATTTGACTCATTGCCTCTACAATGTCGTACTGAATTGGCGACAGTGGGGGCTGATTTAAAAAGTTTTCACCCTCGACAAAAGTCTTGGCGTCTACAGGACGCTCTTCAAAATTATCAGACTTAAGGGCTTCTAAAAAATCATCAAACATCGTTATGGACCACGGTGATAACTTCTTGCTGCTTAGACACCGTAGAAAGCCTTCTCATAATCTCGTCTCGCACCTCTGGGTGCTCTGCAGCAATATCTCTTAGGATGCCCACTAGAATTTCCTGCTTTCTTTCGATTTCCAGCATTTCTTCTGCAAGCTCTTTGTTTTCTAGCAGTCCCGCTTTTTGAAGCATATCAATTCTTTTTGACTCAATGTCTAGCACTAGCTTAATTCCAGCGGTCTTTGATGGGAGATTTGCGGTTGTAGTAGCCTCATCAATAACCTCATAAGCCTTTTGAATTAATTTATTATAATGAGCATCTGCACCAACTAGTGCCTCTTTTGCCCGTGCACGAATCAACGCATTGTCAGCAGCCATTGCTCTCCACTCATTAATGTGGTTCACAACTTTTTGCCTAGGCAAATTTAATTCTTTAGAAATCTGAGTTGGCTCATTACCTGCCAGGTACTTCTCGACAACCTTGTTTACTTCATCAAGGTGTGCAATAGTCAAGTCTTCAAACGACACGCTTCCCTCGCTTTCCCCTAGTAGGAATTCTTTTTATTCGGTCTTCCTTAAAAGACCTAAACACAGAAGAGACTCCATTGATTATCTCAAAGCAGTCTACCCACTGAGATCCAGTTAAGTTATTTTTGGTAACTCCAATAAACTTAAACTTCGCTCCGTGTTCTCCTTGTACCTTAATTATATCACCAGCGGTGATCTCAAACTTATCAATCTGTAGGTACGGGGTTGTTTCAAAGTAGGTTGGCTTAACATCTACCCGACTTCTCCTAGGCATTACGCTCCTTGGCAATCTTTAGAAGAACAAGGTAACCGATTAGGTCATCAATATCGTTGTCCCCTGGCCAGTCCTGTCCGTTTTTAATCCTAGAAAGCTTGTCGTCAATTCTTACGAGGAGCTGCTCAATTGCATCCGCTTTTGAAAAAATTCTGGCTGGATTAAGGGCAGAGTCTCCGTATGACTTATTCTTTGCAATCAACAAGTCGGAAACTTGCTTAGAGACTCTCTCAATGTCCTGTTGTGTTTGTGTCTTCATTTGTTGGCCTTACGTCTAGTCTTTTACCGCAATTACGGCAAGTTGTATATGTCAGTCTTGTAAATGGACAAGAGGCTACTCCGTAATCAGAGTGCTTGCAAAAAAACCTCACGATCGTCCATCTTGAAACTTTAATGAAATGCTTTAAGTACTTCATCTTTTTGACTTTCTTAAATTAAATTTAGCCAAGTAAACATAAATTGTTTCCTGACTCGTCCCACACTCCTTGGCTATTTCTAGAGGAGACTTTTTATCAAAGACATACCTCTTTGTTAGCCAGGCTTTATTGGTATAAAGCTTTGTGCTGCCAGCGCTCACTTTATTAACTTCTCCCAGTTACTTATTGCATAGTGACCTATACCTATGGCATCGGCTATGTCGTGGTCAGAAACATTGACTTGATAGTATCTATTAACGAAATTAATAGTCTTTTCTTTTCTTATGTCTCTCTCTTTTGACTTGTACCAAGACTTGCTTTTGCCAGGGTGTTGCTCAATTATATCTTTCTTTGCTTGGTCTGTCAACCTTCCATTTCCAATAAAGGTTTGCCAAGCAATTGGACCGACAGATCTAAACTCACGGATTCCAGCCAGGTGAGCTGATCCCAGTATTGCACCTTGTACTGTTGCAAGTTCTGACATGGTCTTTGGGCTATTTATAAAAACAGTATGTTCTATAACTAGTGCATCAACCTTGCTTGATTTGATGGCATCCCCACTCTTTTCTGCAGCATATCCTAGCTTTTCATAAAAGTTAGATCCAGAAAAGGATAGCTTGTCAAAACTTACTAGCTCTCCGTCTATAAAAATTGCAAAAGCAAAGTTATTGGTGCTGGCGTCAACCGCACAGATAGTTCTAGGAACGTTAATTAGTTTATTAAGATTCATCAAAAAGCTCCTTTAAATCTTTAAGAGCTTCATTAACATCTTTAAAGTTGACTACACAAGAAGAGCATAGTGGCCCATCATTATAAGACGACAGCTTCCTCGTACACTGACGACAACGCCTGTCTTTGTTTCTACGCTTCTTAACTCGTAAGATAGCGTATCTTTCAGCAATCTTTTCTTTTGTCGCAGCTTCTCTACATTCTGGGCTGCAGTATATCTGATACGAAACTGTGGCAGAGAATGAGGTATCACACCATTGACAATGCTTCATCTATCGGCTCCAGGGACTTAATCTTTATTAGTCCCTCGCCAGCCGAATCACAAGTCGCCCTAAGAGGACATGTCTTGCAAATCTTTGAGTTAGATCTGTAGTTCTTGCTTGGAAGAGTCTTGCTCTCCCAGGCTTTTCGAACTTCCTTCATCCAATCAAATGTTTGGTTTACCCACCTAATATAATAATCGCTAATCTCAACAGGTAGAATTAGCAATTCATGATTGTTTTTGTTTTCATAAATCAAGACGGCTTTTGTCTTATTTAGAATCTTCATATAAATCAAAAGCTGAACCAAGTGACCAAGCTTGGGCTTGCCAGATGCTTTTCTATATTCAAAGCCCTCGTTTGGCATAGTCTTGATTTCTCCCAGCAGGTCTTCTCCTGCCCAGTCTAGAATGACATCTCCAAATCCAAAAATTGGAGGATCATTCCACGTAACCTTAAACTCAGAATCTTTTAGAATGCCAGCATCTTCCATTGCCTGCTGGATTCTTTCGTGAGACTTTGTACCAGAAGTCATGTTTGCGCCACCATACGGATCTGTATTATCCTCAAAAACAGCACCTTCGAATGCTAAGTACCAGTATCGAGGGCACTCTCCATGAGAGTATGCGATTGTGCTAGGTGCAAAAGAGTTTTTCTTTTGAAACTTAGACTCACGCTTAACAACATACCCGCTATTTATCTTATCGATAAGTGCCTGAGAGTCAAGAAACGACTTGCTAAGCTTGTCTTCTGCCTTGAGCATAACTTGCTGCAATAAATTTTTTGCCATAATAACTACTTAACAATATACTTTAGCGCAGATACTAGATCAGTGATTGCATCATGTGCAGTAAAGTAAATGTTTTTCTTCTCCCTGTTTCCTTTTTCGACATTAACCATCCAGGTTGCTTTGAAGGCCATCTTGGCAGCAATAGCCTGAAGCCTTACGATTTCTATAGTAGCAACATTCATAGGGATGTCTGGCTTGACAATTAGTTTTGCAATGGTAACCAAGGCCTGAGTTAGGTCCTCGTCATTCATAAAGTCTGCGATCTCAGAAAGACCGTTTACCATCTCAATTGTTGTTTTATCTTTAATAACTTGTTCCATAAAAATATTATACCACGCCGTCGGCTTCTTGAATAGCCTGCTTTTCCTTACTAGTTACCCTTCCATTTGGAACCAACCAAGGAAGCAAAATATCATAAAGGTCTACCAATAGATTTACATCTTGAATCTGATATTCCTTCATCTCTTTCCAGGCCTTCTTGTCTCCGTCCATGCACCTTAGCCAGAGGCTAAATCCAGAGTGCTTTACCTTTGCACCAACCTCAAGCTTTTGAGCAACATAATCTAGTTTATTAGATGGGAATAGAAAGTTCGCCTTGGTTACCGTCATAAGGTCTAAGTCCTTTACAGTAGATGGCGGTGTCATACCGTTTTCTAGAAATTCCCGATTAATGTGCTTGTGGTCAAATGCTGCTGAGTTCCAACCAACCAGAACGTCTGCCTCGTCCATAAGCTTGTGTAGGTCTTCCAGCATGGCCGTCTTGCCATCGTGGTGCACGGACCTAAACATGACCTTCTTTTCTCCTAGCCATCGTGCTCCGAAACAGAGCATCTCGGTGCTTTTAATTATCTGATCAATAGAAATATTTTGATCGAACAGACCCCAGGTATATACCTGTAGCGGTGTTGTCTCAATATCTAGAAACAGTGTCTTCAATTTATTATTCTCCTAATAGTTCTTCTAAGACTGACAGCTCTATAACTGCTAGTCTTGTCTTTTTATTGTCTTCTCCGAGCACTACAAAGATTGCTGGGTCATTTCCATTCTTAAGGGCATCGGTTGTTGCCTTTGCCCAGTTGTCTTGGTTAATACTAAAGCTTTTTGGATACTCTTTGAAGTCGACAGTAAATCGCTTCCATGTTGCATCACCCTTTTTAGTATTTCTTCCAGAGTTCTTGTGCTTTGTAGCACCTATTCTCTTGGACTCAGATCTTTCACTCATTATTGTTTTTCTTTTTCTTGTTACGCTTTACATCTAAACTAACACGACTTACGTGTTTATCGGAACACATCCAGGTCAACTCTTTATCGTCAACATAGTGTCTTAGGCTGCTAACTGTAGCATTGCATACCTGGCACTTAAAGACTCCTCCGTAAACGTTATACTTGCCCATTAAGTTTTTCTACCAAATCTTTTTGATAATCTTTATTTTCTTTTACGTACTCAATAAAGGCATCACGTCCCTGTACCTTGCCACCATCTGGCAACTTGTACCATGCACCAGTTCTTTCAACTAGGCCATTCAACTCTGCAGTGTCAACAAGATCCGCTATTGAGTCAATTCCAGTTAAGTCTCCCTTAAAGTAGAAATCATACTCGCCACTATCTCCTGGAGCCGAAGTTTTTGCATACTGAACTTCCCAACGAACACGTCTACCAACCTTTTGCTCTATAAGCTTGTCTCCAACACGGATCTTGCCCTTGATTGCCTGTGAGTCAGATGGCGATGAGAACAGCTTCACAATTGTCGATGAGAAGAACTGCGATGCCTGCCCACCAGTTGGAACGGCCTGAGTATACATAGCTCCAATATTATTCCTGGACTGAGAAATCGCAATAACCAAAGATGCCTTTTCTCTGTTGTTTGCCCAGTTAATCATTTTCCAGGCATGCTTTAGATCTTGGGCTTCCGCACCAATCTGCTTTACATTTTCAAGACTCTTTAGCTCTTCCGAGTCTTTTTCGAAATAGACCGCTGGAAGTAACGAACTAATGCTGTCAATTACAATTAGATCAACCCCTGCACCAAGCAATGCAATAGTGACATCCACCATATCATTGATGCTTCGTGCCTCGGAATAGATAAGCTGAGAGGTATCGACACCGAGCTTCTCTGCCCACTTTTCGTCATAGGACATTTCGGCATCAATCCATGCACAAAGCTTTCCACTCTTTTGTGCTAGGCCAACTGTCTGTAGGCACAGCGACGACTTGGCACTAGACTTGCTTCCCCACAACATAACCTGTCTGCCATATGGAAACCCTCCACCCAGGGCCTTGTTTAGGCCAACGCTAGGCGTGGGTTGCATCTCAATCTTAATATCGGTAGCTGGCCCCAATCTTTTTCTTATCTTTGGGTCAAGCATTGATAGCGCTTCATCTATTGTTGTCAAGTACATCCTCCATCATTAATGTTCCATCTTTAGTTTTTTCAAGTGAAAACTTGTAATAGTTTCCCTCTTTAATCTTCATATACGCCTTTGGAAATGCGGTTGGGAAGACCACAACAGAGTGCAAAGCTCTTGTAGTATCTGCCAAAGTTAGATAAGCCATCTTCTTTCCAGTCTTTGTCTCTCTCGGCCTAAAAGCCACAACGTACATCTCAGAATCTGAGTAGGGCAAGTTTTTATAGTTTAAGAATCTTACCAGAGCATTCTCCGTGTCTTTTGCATTCTCAATTGGAATTGCAGACATAACACGATTGTCGCTTGCCAGAATGATATAAGTCTTTCCAGCTTCAATCGATGTTTGCTCAACATCAAATATTCCAACTAGCCCCGTCTTATCCAGTATCTCAACCCTGGACCAGCCTTTTCCACGCTTAATGTTTTTTACCATTCCCATTAGGATGAAAGATCCCTTTTCCTCATAATCCTCTGCCTCAGATATAAAGGCATAATAGTGAGCTGGAACTGTGATATTAAACTCTGGAAGGTTTAGGTAGTCATACAAATTCTCTCTAATCTCTTCATCATTTCTTGGATTATCCAAAAATGTTGCAGCGCCAATGAGCCTTAAAGACTCAAGCTGTCGACTAGTCACTCCATTACCCTTTTGAGAAAAGACTTGCTTTAGGTGATCGTAAGAGGAGAATGGCCTACTTTCAAGAATAACCTTGGCAGCATTATCTGAAATAAACTTAATACTAGTTAGACCAAACCTTATGCCCTTGCCCTCAATCTTAAAGTCAGCATCAGAATCATTGACGTGAGGAAGTCTGATTGGAATCCCCATCCTCTTTGCCTCAATAAGGTAGTCTGTACGAGCATCTTTATCTTTTTCATTCTTAAGAAGAGCAAACATAAACTCTAGTGGGTAGTAATACTTTAGCCATGCAGTCCAGTAAGACAGAGTTGAATAGGCAACAGCATGAGACTTATTAAAAGAGTACCCTGCGTGTGCTTCAAAGTCGTGCCACAGATCAAGTGCAATGTTCGGGCTAAGGTACCTAGACGCTCCCTCTACGAATTTATCTTTAAAGACGTCAAACTCTTTTGCATCTTTCTTCTTACCAATAATCTTTCTAACCTTGTCAGCTTCTGCCATAGACATGCCACCCAGTTCAACACATGCCTGCATAACCTGTTCTTGGTACAAAATACACCCATAGGTATCAAGAGTAAACTCTTTCATCTTGGTGTGCTTGTAGTCTATATTCTGCTTACCATGCTTTCTTAGAATGTAGTCTTTTCCAATTGTATTCATGGCACCTGGTCGAACCAAGGCATTAGATGCAGCCAGCTCAGAGAAGTTCCTTACGCCCATCTTTACTAGAAGATTCGTGTATGGAGTAGCTTCACATTGAAACACTCCACGGGTATAGCCAGAGGATAGCATTTCGTATACCTTTGGATCTTCCATATTGATAGAAAGCAAATCAATATCTTTTGAGTGCCTCTCCTTGATGGTATTAAGAATGTCATTAAGAACACTAAGAGTCTTAAGTCCAAGTGCGTCAATCTTAATTAGACCGATGCGCTCTGCCTCTTCCATGTCTACCGCCACGACTGGAATTCTTTCTTTGCTTCCTGGAGAAGTTCTAGTTTCCATTGGAGCATGCCTAAAGATAGGGGTCTTACTGGTTACAACTCCTGCAGCGTGAATTCCTGTTCCACGAATTCTTCCACGGAGCTTTTCTCCATACTTTTCAATCTCTGGATATTTTTCTCTGAACCAGGCTGCCTGCCTTGATGTGCAGTAGTCATCCCAAGTATCAACAACTTTTAGTACCTTGTTAACATCTGGCAGTGGAATGTGCAATACTCTAGCAATATCTCTTACGACACCCTTATCTTTGAACTGCAAAAATGTAGCAATAGATGCAACGTGCCTATACTGCTTAACAAGATACTCCTTGACCTCTTCTCGCCTAGTATCTTGAATATCAGTATCAATATCTGGAAAGTCATTACGTTCTGGATTAATGAATCGGAAAAACAAAAGTCCATGTTTAATCGGATCAATGTCCGTAATTTGTAGGGCATAGCATAGCAAGGAACCAGCCGACGAACCTCTACCAGGACCTACTAGAATTCCTTCTTTTTTAGCCCAGCTAATCATGTTTCTTACAACAAGGAAGTATGGAGCAAACTTCTTTTGTTTAATGACGCTAAGCTCTTCTTCTAGTCTTTCTAAGTATTTTTCTGATGTGGTTCCTCTGTACTCCAGCCCCTCTAGAGCGATCTTTCGGAGCTCTTCGTCTGGGTTCTGGTACTGAACTGGCAAAAGATCAAGACCATCCTTGATGCCATAGTCTTCAATCTTATTGGCAATCTCAATAGTGTTTAGATAGATGTCTTCTCTATCAATGCCCTGCTTAGCCATCGCAGAGCGAATCTCTTCATCCGACAAAAGGTGGATATCAAACTTATTAAACGACATCTGTCTATCAGCACCGTACAAGTAGTCAAGCCTATCCATAAGATTATCTAGCTTCTTAGACTTGTCATACGTCGCTTCTTTTTGAACCTTGTTAGAGTATGTATTTAGAATCAGTTTAAGTTCTTGGATTTCTTTTTGGCCAGTGTGTGAGTGGTGGCAGTCTGGAGTGACGACGGCCTTAATGGCATACTTGTCTGCAAAGTTTAGCAGCTCCTGGTTTATCTTTGGTGGGTTGTGTGGCATGACCTCGATGTAGAAGTCATCACCAAACACCTCCTGGTGCCACTCAACGAGCCTTTTTGCCTCTGCATACTCGTCAGACTCTACGGCCTTAGCCAAGGCACCAGAAAGGCACCCAGAGAGGACGATAAGCCCTTCTGAGTACTTTTCTAGCACCTTGTAATCAATTCTTGGCTTCTTAAAGAACCCCTCAGTCCAAGCAATCTCATTTAGCTTGTTTAGATTTTCTAATCCAATCTGGTTCTTGGCAAGAATGATTATGTGATTATAGACTAGGTCAAGCGGTCCAGACCTGGAATCATTATCCCTAGTGTCAAATCGATTTTCTGTTATGTAGCCTTCTATGCCCAATATTGGCTTAATGTTCTTTTCTTTTGCTGCACGATACATCTCTCTGTGGCCAGATAGCGAACCGTGATCGGTAATCGCTATTGCTGGCATCCCGAGGTCGTGCGCACGATCTACATACTCTTGTGGAGTTGCAATTCCATCAAAGAGGCTGTAGTGAGTATGAACATGTAGTCCAATATAAGACATGCTACTTCTTACCAGTCGATGTTGGTTGAAGAAGTAACAGACGGGCTATCGAAGCCCAGGTAGAACGCTTCTTGTTCTGCGTATGGAATCTTGTTAAGAGCTGACTCAAGTGGGAATGGCTTTGCGCTACTCCAGTTGAATGGCTCCTTATCTGGAACAGATGGGATTAGAGTATAGCTTGTCTCAGT